CTCCCGCAGGGTCCCCGGCGATTTGCGACGATGGCCGACGTTCGCAGCAGATGGCGGCACGATGCGTGCATGATGGTCACTGTCTCGGCGCCCGCATCACCTGGTCGATGGCGCGCAGCTGGGCCTTGGCGTCGTCCCGGTCCTTGCTCAGCAGGTCGATGATCTGCAGGAGCTGCTCGCCGGAGTAGCACGGCGAACCCTCGCAGCCCGGCGCACCGGCGGGCACCGCGGGCTCGGGCAACGCGGGCCCTGGCTGCGGCTCGGCCAGCTCACCGACGTCGACCCACACTCGCTCCGGGATCGTGATCAGCTTCGGCTGCTGCACCACCACCAGGTCGCGGGGCGAGGGACTGGCGCAGCTGGTCAGAAACAGGACCGCACAGAGGAGCATCAGCCCACGCGCGGCAATCATGATGAAGGGCATAGGTCGTCTCCCTGGCCTTCTTGAGGTTGTCCAAGGCCATGGCCGTCGCGGCGCGCTGGCGCGCGAGCGCGCGGCGCACCTCGGCCAGGTCCTGCTCGATGGCGACGTTCTGTCGCACCACGGTGTCGTACATCCCGGCGATCTGGTCGACCGCTTCGGTCAGCTCGGTGTTGGCGATCTGGTACTCCCGGATGGCGGCGTCGCGCTCGCGCACCCGCTCCTTGAGATCCTTCACCTCGCCCTGAAGCTGCTCCACCTGCTCGCCCAGGCCCTTGGCCTTGGCGTGCCAGTGGAAGCTGGCGACCATGGACGCGGCCAGGCCGAGCGCCATCACGCCAGCGGCCCACCACAGGGCCGTGCTCACCCAGGGGCGAGCGAGCAGCTTGAGCGCCATGTCAGAAGCCCCCGTCGCCGAACTCGATGGAAGGATCGGGATCGGCACGGCCGGCGCGGGCGATTGCCCCGAACGCGACTGCGACCCCCAGGCCGATCACCAGCGCCAGGACCAACGCCACCAGCACGACACCGATCAAGCCCATGTCATCCTTCCCGAACAGCCAGGTCCGCCTCGGCGTGCCGGCGCCGGCGCATGCCGGCCTCGATGTCGGTGCCGATCCAGACCCGCACCATGGCGCGCAGCTGGGCGGCGATGCACTGTGCAGCGGCACTCGGGTCGCTATGGGACCGAGGCGCACAGTCGTCACGCATCACCCGAATCTCGCGCCGGCTGTCACCGGCAGTCCCGGTCCCGCGATTCATGTGCACGCTTCGAAGCGCTCCCCGCGTGCAGGGCCACATATGCTGCCAGGCGTCGCCGTAGAGCCGGGCGGCCCGCGCGTCGTAGAGCGGCAGGGTGCTGGCCGCGAACACCGACCTGGCCAAGGCCAGCGGCGTCCGGACGTCGCCCAGCTGCGTGGCGACCAGCGGCCTGCACGCCGCCTGCCCAGTCACGCCGCTGGTCTCGACCAGCCGGCCAGCGTCAGGGTGCATCGTCCAGTCGCCGAGTATCCGGGCCCGGGTCTGATGGCCACCGTCGTAGCCGATTCCCCAGGTCGGGCCGCTCGCGGCCGGCGGGCAGATGACCCCCTGCAGGCGCCGCTCGTAGTAGTCGGAGCTGATGACCTCGAACTGCACGATCAGGTCGATCGCCGTGGGGCACTCCCATGGCGTGATCGCTGGCGCCGGCGGGGGCGGGGCGATCGGCTCGACCACCTCGCGCGCGGCGACCACGACAGGCACGACCACCCCGGCCGTCGCTTCCTGGGCAACCGTCACCGGGTCGCGGGAACAGCCGACCAAGAGCACCAGGAGCAGCGGGAGCAGCAGGCGGAAGCTCATCGCGGCGGCGCGAAGAACAGGGCGTAGACCACGACCAGCGCCAGGTAGAAGGCGGCGTTGACCACGTAGACCGTGATGGCTCCGCGCTCGCCGGCGAGCAGCCGCCGCCACAGCTCGGCCTTGCCGGCATCGTCCAGCCGGTACGACCAGCGGCGCCACGTCAGGTAGGCCAGGCCGGCGGCGGCCAGCGCGTAGCCGGTGACGATCGGCAGCTCCAGCAGCCAGCGCACCAGGTCGTCGCGCCCTGCGCTCGCCCCCAGCACGATCCAGCCGACCACGGCCAGCACCGCCAGCAGCGGCAGCCAGCCCGTGAACTCCTGCCACCGGCGCAGCCAGTCCTTCACAGCAGGAACTCCCCGGCCCTGGCCACAGGGAGGCTCGGGCACATCTGCATGGTCTGCGGACGCGGCTGGCCGTTGTCCCAGCGGGGACGGTAGACGTCACGGCGCAGCTCGGCCACCTGGCTCTTGAGCTCGCGCTGGGCGTCCATCAGGGACTCCATGCGGGTCTCCAGGCGCGCGGTGGTGAGCTGGCTGCTGCCGAAGGCGGCGAGGGCGGCGATCATCACCGCCTCGACGACACGAGGGAAATTCAGCACGGTCTTGTGCTCCGGATCAGGGGAGCGGAACGGTGCCGGCGGGCCACCGTGCTGCACGGAATCGTTCATTGCCCGGCGCCCCCATGACACCAGACCGGATCCGCCGGGCCTGGGGATGGGAAGCTGAACCATGGGCCGCACCGGCCGATGGCGCCTTCGCGGGGCGTGACCGGCTCGAGGGCACCGGTGTCGCGGCTGATCGCCTGGCCTGCGTGGTCGACCTCGAGAAACAGCCGGAGCTCGCCCTGGCTGCTGATCGACAGGATCGCGTAACCGACCTGGAAGCCGGGGGCATTGGTCTCGGTCCGGGTGAACACGCGCAGCTCATAGCTTGCGCCATCCCAGGCCGATCCGGTCCACTCGATTGCGGTGTAGAAGCGCGGTCCTTGGTCGGTCAGCAGGTAGAACTGGACCATCACTACGGGCTGGCCGGTGCCCGCGTCGAGCCACACCCGGAGGTCGTAGCCCTCGCCGACCTCGGCGGGGTCCAGCCAGTTGGCCGAGTGGCCCGGCTGCAGCGGCAGGTAGCCGGGGGCCGCGATGGCCGTGCACGCGCACATCGCCAGGACCAGCCCGGCAAGGATCTTCGTCAGCATGGCGCACCTCCGTGGTGCCACGCGCCGAGGCGCGCGGTCGTGAATAGATGGCGGCCGAAGCCGCCTGCGCGGTCACCCGGGTCCCGAGGGAGTTCCAGCCCAGGCCCACGCTGCCGGCGTTGTAGGCGACACCTCCGGCTGGTCGCATAGGGCGGTGCGGGCCTCACGGCCGGCGCCGCCCAGGTCGCGGCACCAGCACGGGCCGCAACGAAAAAGGCCCGCGGGAGGGCGGGCCTTTGGATCAGCAGTTCACCGAGGGTGGCGAACCGCAGCATGGCGGATTCTGCATAGGTTTCGTCTAGACGCAATACTCACGCGTCCTTCACATGGCAGGGGCTGGCATTGCAATCTGCAAGTCCGTCAGGAGGGCCCTGCCTTCATCGCTTGTTTCTCCTGGGTCTGGTACCTTTTCGTCTCACGAGATGCGACCGGGGCAGCCCTTCGGTCGTTTCCTATTTGGAGATCCGTCATGAACGTCAAGCTGGACAGCTTCCTCAAGGGGATGGGAAGCCTGTTGGTGCTGGCACCCACCGAGGCGTCCCTGCGCACGATCCAGATGAGGTCCATCGGAGACTACTGGGTCGAGGTCGGCGGTTACATCACGGAGGCGATGTATGAGCAAGCGCGGGAAGGCCGCGAAGCGACAAAATGTCGTCCTCAAGAGCAACGGAGAGTCACTGCCGGTCGGTGAGTTTCGGCCGGACGAAGTTCCAGGAGCAGTGATCGCCGGATTCGAGTTGCATCATCATTCCGGACCGCTTCCGCCGCCAAGCCAGCTCGCCGAGTATGATCGAGTCCATCCTGGACTGGCTGAGCGCATTGTCGGAATGGCTGAGCGGCAGCAGGCCCACCATCACGCGACCACGACCCGAGTCCTTGATGGCACCCTCTCCACCACCAAGCGAGGCCAGATTTTCGGTCTGGTAGCTGTTGGAATGGCCTGCGTTTCGGCGGTCTTCATCGCCTCCTTCGGCGCGCCAAAAGTCGCGGGCGCGATAGTTCTTGTGGGACTTGCCTCCTTGGCCGGGGCATTCATCGTCCAACACCGGAAAGAAAGGGAGGGTCCTGGGCAAAAGAAGTCTGTCGATAGAGGCCAGCGGGGCTAGCCCAACGCTTCCGAGGTGGTCCTGACGGTGGGAAGGTTTTGACCCAAGAGCCTTCCCATAACGAACGCACTGGCGACCCTGAGCCGAGTGTAGTAGGTCGGCTTCGACATGCCCTGCCCCACCCGCCGCAGCCGCTGCAGCTTCGCCTCCAGCGGCAGCCGGGCCTGGAAGTATTCGATGCGCAGGACCTGGGCCTCGGAGCGCAGGCCGCACTCCTCCATCTGCATCACGATGGCCTCGATCTCGTCGGCCGGCGTTCCGGTGGGGACCGGGCGGTGCCCGCCGCCGGTGGGGACGAAGCCCTTGTGCGCGATCAGCGTGGCGATCAGGTTGTTGCCGCTGTAGCCCAGCTGCTCGTAGCGGCCACCGCGGAACTCGTCCGCCCACTCCCGGAGCCGCCGCTCCAGCTCGCGCTCATCGATCGGCATCCGATCCTCCGAAGGTCTCGAACTTCCAGGCGCCCTGCACGCGCTGCACAGCGACGAACCGCAGTGGGAACATGGCCGCGGCCACCTTGATCTTCACCCGCGCGTCGTCTTCCCAGTGGCCCTTGACCTCGTGCACCTCAAGGCTCAGGTCGGCGAGCTGGACGGCGAAGTCTGGGTTGTAGAAGGTCTTCTCGGCCAGGCGCAGTCGCAGGCCCTCGAACGCGAACCACAGGACCTCGCCGGCCTGCTGGCGCGCGGCCAGGTGCTCGGCGTAGGCGGCCTCGGTTTTGTTCATGCCACCGTCGCGCGGCGGCCGGCCGCGGGCCGTGGCTGTGCTGGGGGCGGGCTGACCGGTCTGCTGGGCGAAGCTCTGGAAGGGTTGGGCAGGCTTCGCCGGCGCGGCCGGGGCCAGCTTGCCGGCGACCTGGTGGCGCAGGTGCTCGGGCAGCTCGTCGACGGTGGTGATGCGCAGGGTCACGGCGCCGGCACCAGGGTGTACAGGTAGGCCGGCTTGCCGGCCTTCCGGGCCACCGGCTGGTACAGCTCCCGTGTCACCCTGCCCTGCCGGTACAGCGCCGACAGGTAGGCCGAGACGTGCTGCCCGCGCATGCCGGTCTCGGCCGCCAGCTCGGCGCTGGTGGCGGGGCCTTCTGCCAGGAGCGACTCGATGCGCTCGCGCTGGTTCACTGCATCCTCCGGCGGCGGCGCACCATGATCTGGGCCATGGCGCTGTGGCGGCGGCCGGCGTCTTCGAGTTCGGTGGCCAGCTCGTCGTCGCCTGCGCCGCGCACCAGTTGCAGCCAGCGGTGTGCGGTCGCGCGGCTGACCTGGCAGCGCTCGGCGAGCTGGCGGGCCGTGGCGTTCGGGTGCCGGGCCAGGAAGGCCACGCCCTCGGTCGGCACGGCCGACAGCCCTCCGGCGAGAACCGGCGGCGCCTGGAAGGGGCAGAGCAGGGGCGCGCGGGCGCTCATACCGGGGTGCCCTCGTCGATCTCGCCGACCTCGTCGTCCACCTCGACCGGCGGGCGCCCCACCAGCCGCATCATCTGCTCCACGTGCTGGGCCACCACCTCCGGGCTGGCCTTGCGCGGCGGCGGTGCGGCGGCCTGGCCCTCCAGCTCCGCGATCGGCAAGTCCGGCAGCGCCCCGCCGCGCATGACGTGCTCCCGGGCGGTCTCGTAGGCGTCCCGGATCAACCGGCCAGCCTCGTCCGCGTTCGCCTGGCGGAACCGCCAGCTGTCGATGCGGGACCACACCTCCAGGGCGAACCGCGATCGGGTGGCGGCGCCGGGGCGCAGCTCCTGGCGCACGGTGCTGAGGGACGGGATGCCGAGGCACAGGGCCCGGAACTCCGGCAGCGTCGGCGGCCAGGGCTCGGCGCTCGCCATGCAGGCCGAGACACCGTCGCCGATCTGCTCGGCGCTCAGGCCGGCAAGCCCCTTCGCCCAGGTGCGACCAGCGCCGGTGAGCGGGTCGTCGCCGTAGCTGCTGGGCCAGCGGTGGCCGTAGATCTCGCCCATCCGCTCCCACAGCCGCTCGATCACCCGGTCAGCCAACGCGGGTGCACTCGCCATCGACGACTTCGGCGTCTCCGCGCTCGACCGCGCGGCGGCGATTGAGCTCGGCGATCCGGCCTCCAACGCCGACAGCGTGGCGGCCGCTACCTGCTGAACCTGCTGCATGGGTGTCCTCCGGCTTCGGGGTGTAGACGTCCTGCCAGCCGTTCACCGTCGATCGGTCCAGGCAGGTCTTCGGGCAGTGCCCGGCGGCGCGGAAGCGGTCGAGCTTCGCGAACAGCAGCGCGGCGGCGCGGGCGGTGAGTGGCTTTTTCATCCGCCGCCGCATTTCGACGAACCCGTCCCAGGCCTCCCGGTCGATCCACTCGGGCGGGTCGGGCAATCGTTCAGGGGCGGCGCGCTTCGCATGGTCAGGGGCCGGCGCCGCAGGCGCGGGCCTCTGCTCTTGGATGACGGTTCCTGACGGTTCTTGACGGTTAGAGTCCGCCTGGCGGACGGGTGCGGTCCGCGAGGCGGACTGGTTCGGTGCGCCTGCCGGACCGGTCCGCCGCGGCGACCGGTCCGCCTGACGGACGGGTCTGGGCTCGATCAGGGGGCGCTGTGCGACCGTCACCGTGTACCGGGTGTGCCGCCCGTTCGACCGGTCCGCTACCAGGTAGCCGATCGCCTCCAGGCCCCGGATCGCGTCCATGACGGCGGTGCGCCCCAGGCAGGTGCGCTCGCAGATGGTGGGTATCGACGGCCAGCAGGCGCCGGCGTCGTTTGCGTTGTCGGCCAGGCTGATCAGCACGGCCTTCTGGGTCGGCGGCAGCTTGAGGGGCCAGCAGGCGGCCATGATGACCGTGCTCACGTGGGGCGCCCTCCCCGCGCCAGCGGCATGGGGTCGGGCATCAGCTCGCCGGCGGGGTCGTAGGCGTCGGCGAGGGCGCCCAGGACGTGTAGGGTGGGCACAACGGCCTGCAGGCGGGCGTGCAGCTCGGCGTCGGTGGTGTCGAGCTGCAGCAGGATGCTTCGGCCCAGGTCCTCGAGCGGGAGCAGTTGCTGGATGCCCTCGAGGCGGGTCAGCAGGTCCAGGACGATCGGGGCGGTCTTGGAGCGCGGCTTGCGCAGTGGCGGGGGCGCTGCGGGGGCAGCGCGCGCGGTCACCTGCTCGCCGGCCTTGGCCTGCTGGATCAGCGCGCGGCGCTCTTCCACGGGCTTCTTGGCCAGGGCGTCCAGCTCCACGGCCTTGTCGAGGCTGGTGCCGCGCAGGTCGGCGGGGTCGGCGCCGGCCTCGGCCACGGCGCGCGCGCGGGCCAGCTCGCGGTTGACCTCACGCTTATCCTTTCCAGTGGCCGCCGCGGTCTCAGCGGCGAATTGCTGCTGGTGCTGGGCGCCCTTCCGTCGACCATCCGCCAGTCGTGCATTTTGACTGCTGGGGCAATTTGTCCCACCAGTCTCGGCCAGGCCTCGCTTCGCCTCCCACAGGTCCGCCCGGCGGCGGATGGCCGCGGCGCGCTCGGCCGGGCTCAGCTCGTGCCGGCACAGGTTCTCGTCCAGCTCGGCGATCTCGGCGTCGTAGCTGTTGTGGGGACAGGTCAGGACCGTGGCCGGGATCTCGTGCCGGTCGAGCTGGCGGAAGGCCGCGACCCGGTGGTGGCCGGCGACGATGCGGAAGCCCTCGACGCTGACGCCGCGGTCCATTACCGGCGCGCGCACCACGACGATCGGCTGCAGCAGGCCGTGCTCGCCGATGGATCCGACCAGCGCCTTGACGGCGTCATGGTTGGTTGGCCGGGCGTAGGGAGACGGCGCCAGCAGGCGCAGGGGGATCTCGACCAGCTCACCCACGGCGCACCCCCAGCGGCGTGCCGGCGATCACCAGGGGATCGTCCTCGCGGATGCGGATGCTGCGCAGCTCGCGGCGCGCGTGCCAGGCGTTCCAGGCGGCGACCGGCTGCAGCACGGTGAGCCGGGCGCCGCCGGCGTTGAGCGCCCGGCAGGCCAGGTCGATCAGCAGGGCCTTGCGGGGATCGCCGCGGCGCAGGCCGTCGTCTTCGGCCACGCCCCGCCAGAAGGTCTGGGCCTTGGCGGCGCAGTGGCGCAGGGTGTACAGGGCGACGGCGGTCAGGCCGGCGCGCCGGAGGCTGCGCTGGACCGGCGCCGGCGCGGCCGCGACGATCCCCTCCCAGTGCCCGGCCTCGCGCGCCCAGTCGTGCATCTGGGCGTGGCGGCTGTCGGCGTCCCGAGCGTCAGCGGCGGCGGCAGCGTTGCCCGGCGGCTCCAGGCCGTTCCGGAGGAAGCCCAGCGCGTCGTAGAGCGACCGGGCGCCGGCGCGGCTGATGCCGATCGACTCGGCGATGCCGATGGCGTCCAGCACCTCGCCCTTCGTGCGGCGGCCGTCGTCGCGGTCGTGACAGGCGTAGAGCTGGCGAACCGCGGCCATGTCGTCGCAGGGCACGATGTTCAGCCGGACCTCGATCGGCTGGCCGGTCAGCAGGCACGCCGTCAACCGGTGCTGGCCGTTCACCAGGTAGACCCGCTGGTCGGGGGTCATGGCGAACTCGATGATGCTGGTGGCGCCGATCCACTGCCCCTGCTCGATCCAGCGCCGGGTGCGCTCGACACGGTGCGGGTTGATCGGGCGCTGCCCCTGCCAGTTGCAGGTGTCCAGGATCGCCCGGGCCATCGCCGGCGCCAGCCGGACCGTATCGCCCTGGGCCTGCGCGGCGAGGTAGCGCACCTGCCGCGCCACCTCTGCGGCACCGGGTTGCAGGGATGCCTTCGCCACGTGAGGCGACGGATGGGATCGGCTCTGGGACATGGCAGGTCTCGCGGGTGCAGGCGCACGCTCCAGCGCAGCGCGTTCGGACGGGGAAAGCGGCTGGCCTTCCAGCAGCTTCCGGGAGGCGGTGATATGCAAGTCGGCCAGGGTGGTCACGCGGTAGCCCTCGATGCGGCGAGCAGGCGGTTCTGGGCGGCGAGCAGGAAGGCGTCGTCGCCGTAGGTGGCGCGGAAGGTGTTGGGCATGCGCGCGAGGCTGGGGCCGAAGCGCGCGGCGACCCGGCGCGCCGGCCAGGCGTCGCAGCCATGGGGGAAGTGCTTGCCCTGGTGGTGCCAGTGGCACAGGCAGACCGTGGCGTCCTGGCTGTACCGGTGCCCACCCCTGAGCTGGTGGTGGATCTCGACCCACATCCCGGTCGGCCGGAAGCCGCCGACCTCCTGGTTGATCCAGCACGCGACGCAACCCATCGACCGGGCGGCGTCCTGTCGGGCCTGCTGGTCAGGGGTGCATTTCGCGAGGGGCGATCGCATCAGGGCGTCCTCGCGGTTTTGGCGCGTGCCTTCGCCGCCTCAACGGCTGCCGCCACCCGGTAGGTGTCGGCCAGGTAGTCGCGGTTGACCTGCCGGCAGCCGCGCGCGGCGTGGCCGCACCGGTCAGGGTGGGCGCAGGCCTCGGGCACGGCGGCGAGCCGGGCGGCGACCTGGTCGGCCGGCACCCGGTCCCTGGCGATCACCAGGGCGTGGTCGAGGCAGTGAGTGATGCCGCTCATTCGGCGGCCACGCCGTGCTTGTAGGTCAAACCGGAATCCATCCACCGATCCCAGACCGCGCGCGGCATCTCGAACACCGCTACGCCAGCCTCGCCGTACCAGTGCGTCTTGCATCGCCGGCACATCCGGTTGACCATGGGCCTGGCGTCCTCGTAATGGCCGAGGGTGTGGTCCATCCTGGCAACGTCGGTATGCGGGCAGTCGTCAGCCATGCCCAACCCCCGTCTGCGGTACCAGCTCCCACCCGTACCGGGGCACGAAGCGCACGAGGCCGTCGGCGATCAGCGTGTCGAGCTCGGCGTACAGGTCGCCATCGTCGCCAGGCGGCAGCAGCCGCTCGACCCGGCCGCGCAGCGCGAAGGCATCCACCGGCCCGCCGGCCTCCGACAGCGCGCGCAGGATCGCCTCGCGCAGGGTGATCGGCGCCGCGGACTCGCTCACCGGCGCAGTGCCTCGCCGGCGCGGCCGATCAGCATGGCGACCACCCACAGCGCCCAGGCGATTGCGACCAGGGACTGGCCGAGCAGGGACCGCGCCATCAAGACGCCGCCCTCCCCTGCCCTGCCACCAGCCGGAAGGTCTGCACTGCGCGGCCTTGGCACAGGCCGGAAGCAGTGAGCAGGAGCTGGCCAGGAATCGCTTCGACCTGGTCGAGGGCAACCAGCCGGCGCACGGCGTCGCGGGTCGCATAGAAGCCGCGGCTGATGCCGTCTGCAATGTCGTGCACCGCGGCGGCGCCGTGGCGGCGCAGGTAGAGCAGGACGCTGTCCTCGACCCGCACCGCCATGGCCGGGCTCACCTGCCCGACCGGGGTGCGCAGGATCTCGGGGGAGACGTTGGGGCGGTTGTTCGGTCGCCGGCGGGGCGGCGGCAGGACGCAGGCGGGCAGTTGCATGTCAGCGCGCTCCCCTGATCGCCACCACCGGCCCGCGGCTGCTGGCCTTGTGCATCTCATGCACCCGGCGCAGCAGCAGGGTCAGGGCTGCCTGCTTGCCGGCGGCGGCGCTGGCGATGGCCCGCATTTCGTTCTCGCTGATCGCCCCGTCGGCCAAGGCCTGCTGGAGCGCCGCGGCGAACTCGCCCTGGGCCTGGGACTGGTTGAGGGTGAGGTCGAGCAGGCTGTCGTCGACACCCTCCCCGCCCGCGATCGGCAGCGCGACGTGGTCGAGCTCGGCTGCCAGGGCATGCAGCATCCGGTGGTCGCCCGAAACCGCCATGACCCGGGCCGCCTCGACCAGGGTCAGGTGGTGGGTGGTGTTGTTCGGGTTGACCTTGGAGCGCAGGACGGCGGGGATGATGCCCACGCGCGGACCCAGCGCCTCGCTGCCGCCCGGGTACTCGGCGACAGTGGCGTGGGCGGTGTCGATGATGTTCATGGCTGCTCCCGTTGAACGTGTGCTGGTGGGGAGGTAGGGGTCACACTGCGGGCATGGACACGCAGTGGTCAGTCGGGGGGATTGGGCGGGGCCGCGCCGGCGAAACGGCGGTCCTGGTCGGCGGACTCCGCAACCCGGAGCCGGTAAAGCGCCTCGATGCAGAACTTCGGGGTGCCGGTGACGTAGACCGTCCGGTTCGGTGCCAGCGGCCAACTCACCGAGCACAGGCCGGGGTCTTCGCGCTCTTCGAGGAGGGCCTCTACGCGCTCGGCGAAAGTTCCTCCGTGCTGGCCAAAGGTGTCGTTCATGGGGTGCTCCAGGGGTCAGGAGGCATGGCAAGGCCGGGGCTCGGCCGGAGGCGCCCAAGGCCCGAGGGGCTCGAAGCCCGACTGCTCCAAGGCAGCCGCGACTTCGGGCCGAGTGAGGGCCAGCGCCTGCAGGGTCTGAAGGCGGGCAGGGGGAATGCCGGAGGATCGCCAGCCGATGACGCTTGGCACCTTGATTCCATCGAACAGGCGCGCGACGGCCGCTGGGCCGCCGAGGAGCTTGATCAGGTGGGAGGTGTCCGGACTGCTGGGGTTAGGCATGGCTTATCTTAGCCACACCTATAGCCCCAACGCAAGCCATAGCTAAGTCCCGGCGCCCTAGGCTTGCCTAATGACTAATTGGGGTGATCGAATTCGGCTGGCGCGCGAGCGCCGGGGCATGAGCATGGCGCAGCTCGCGAGGCGCCTTGGTCTGAAGCAGCCATCCGTGCATGCATGGGAGTCAGGAAAGGCCAAGAAGCTCAAGGGCCCGAACCTGCTGGCTGTACAAGAAACTCTTCAGGTCCCTGTGGAATGGATCCTTCGGGGCACCGTGAACGGAAAGCCCACGCCTGACGTGCCGGGGACGGCCCAAGTCAACGAAGGCCAGGTCCCCTACCCTGCGCCACAGGAGCTTGAAGACGACGAGTTACGGCTGGTCGAGGCCTACAGGTCCATGAACTCCGACGGCCAGGAAGCGCTTCAATCGATTGCGGTTCAGATGCGCCGGCACTTCCCAGCGAAGCAGCGGCCCTACGAAGAGCTGGAAGACGAACTCGTCGGCGCACTTGAGCCCGACGGCCCGGATCGAGAGCACTACTAGGCACGAGTCGCGCTACCAGGTCGGCCTGACTGATCCTCCACAGCTCGGGCATCGGTAGCCGCCGATTTTGCCTAGCGCGACCAGGACCCACACGATGGCCCAAAAGCCAGCCGTGGCAATGGTCAACAGCAGGTGCAGGACGTGGTTGGGGCGACTCCCGACTGCCAGTATCTCCTTCTGGCAGCGGATGCAGTACATGCCGCGGTGCTTTGTCGACATCTCTCAACCGCCTCCCGCCGCGCGTGCCTGATCTTCTCGGCGCCGGCGATCCTCGGCGCACTGCGCCCGGTAGCTCGCCGCCAGGCCGCTGGCCGTGCTGCGCTCCGTGGCGATGGCCTGGTGCAGCGAGGCGATCTCCTCCCGCATGCCGGCCTCCCAGGTGGCGCCGGCCAGGTTGTTGGCGCGCTGCGCGATCTGAGCCTCGAGGTAGGCGATGCGGCGCTGTAGCTGGCTCACCCGGGAGTTGAGCGGCCGGTAGGCCCGGTCCTCGGCGCGCCGCAGGCACGCCGCCTCATCGTTCTCCAGGCTCACCCGAGCCGCCAGGTCCCGGGCGCGCTCGCCGGCCTCATCGAGATCCCCTTGCGGCGGCGCCACGACCTTGATCTGGATCTCCTCCGCGTCATCCGCGCAGGGGTTCTGGCTGAAGATCGGCGCGCCGTCGGGCCCGGTGCACCGGTACGCGGTCTGCGCCAGCGGCGCGCCGTGCCAGGCCGTTGCGACGGCGGCCAGCGCCAGCCATCCGATTCGAGTGCCCATCGCCCCTCCCGTTGCGGTTGCGCTTCGGCCATGAGTCTACCAGTGCAAAAGCGAACCGGATCACGGTCCTTTCGCTGGCCTGTCGCTTGAAAGTTAGCTGTGCCTATTGACATTGAAAATAGCTGGCCCTAACTTAGCGGTGCCTAACCCGACCAGCACCCGGAGGCCCCATGGAACACCCCGCCTACCACCGCGCCCAGGCCATGCGGATCGCCCGCCAGTCCCTGTGGCCGGTTGCCACCCTCTGGCTGATCGGCACCGTCGCCCTGTGGTGGGGCATGCCGGCCCTGGGGCTCGCGCTGCTGGCCGCAACGGCCTTCCGGGGCGGCCTGGCCTGGCGGTACGCCGACGCCGCGGCCGAGGCGCTCATCGAGCAAAGACGTTACCGGGTCAGGGGTTGGGCCTACTCGCTTCCGCCCGTGCTGGTCGAGACGTTTTTCCGCAAGTACCGGCTCGGCGGCTGGAGCCGCGGGCCACTGCTCCGGGCTGAGCTGGCCGGCTCCTGGCTGCTGCACCCGCAACTGGCGCATTTCGACCTGGATGACGTCGATGTCGATGCGGGCGACGTCCGGTCCTCTCTGCACACCGAGGCACGCACTGCGGCCAACGCCATCGCCCCACGATCCGTGGCGGCCGAGCTGGCTGAACTGCACACGCTCGAGCAGGAATTGATCCACAGCTTGCCGACCGAGGCGCCTTACGGCTTCCTGACGTGGGTCTCGATCGCGACCCGCGCGCGGCTGCGGCGCCTGGGGCGACTGTTTCGCCGGGCACACCGCGCCCGGCAGGTGCCCGCCGCGCGCGCGGACGAGGTCCAGCCGTGATCGGCCGGCGTCCACGATTCGCCGACCGGGTGCGGGCCTTCCGCCCGGGCCTCGGGTCGGCCCTTGCGCTGGTGATCATCGCCGGCGGGCTGTGGGGAGCCACGGCTGCGTACAGCGACTTCCGCGACATCAGCGCCCGCCTGGCCGCCGCCAAGGCTGAGCGCGATGCGGCCATGCGGACGCTCCGGCCATGAGCCGGCCCGCCTTCGCCTGGTTCCTGGTGGCGATCGCCGTCGTGCTGTTGGCCGGCGCCGCGTCCCAGGTGATCACCGCCATCCGCGCCAACGCCGCGGACCGGCAGCACGCGGTGGCTTGTCGGGCACAGGGCCTCGACGAGTCCGCGTGCTGCCGGCACCCGGGGACCGACCGCCACACCTGCCCCCTCACCAGGACCGCGCCATGACCGCAACCATCCACAGCATCGCCGGCGCGCGCCAGCGCCGCGACCGCGAAACCCGCGCCCACGCAGTCGCCACCCTCGCCCGGGAGCGGGCCCTGGCCAACGGGCTGTCGCCCGACCTCGCCGAACGCTGTGCCCAGGAAGCAGCCAGCGGCGTGCGCCTGAACACCTGCAGCCCTGCGGCGGCGCTGGCCTTGCGCGGCCGCCGCCGGCGCGGCGACAGCCCGGAGGTCGCCTGATGTTCCGCCTCCCCTTCCCCCTCGCGCGCGCCGCGCGCCCCTCCAGCCCGCGCTCCGGCGCCGACCGACCCCCTGCGGTCGCGAGCGCGGGCTCCATCGAGCAGCGGCGCGACCGGCGAGCCCTCGACGAGCTGGCACTGATCGTGGCCCTGCTCGAGGTACGCCGCGACATCGTCGGCCTGACCCTCGCCATCCCGCTCGAAGAGCGCCAGCGGCAGATGAAGCAACTGGAGGATGCCGCGGCCGAGCTGCGGGTGGACTTCACGAAGGCATCTGGCCTGTACGAGAGCCGCCACGGCCGGGCTGGCATCACCGAGCGGGGCATCCGCCGGGTACTTGCGGCTGTGGGACTCACTCAGGAGCAGCCGCGATGATCGAGCTCTTGGTCGCGGGCATGGCCGGAATTGCTGTCGTCTGTGCCAGCTCACTGCTGCTGCTGCGTTCGCAGCGCCAGCGGCACGCCGTGCGCGAGCTGCGCCTGCAACGGGCGCTCGGGTTCTACGCCCGCGAGACGAACTGGCAGCGCTACACCGAGAACCTGCCGGGCAAGGGCCGCACCTGGTCGAACAGCCTGGTGTCGATCGACCGCGGTCGCACCGCGCGCGAGGCCCTGGCCGAACACCACGGCATCACGGTCGACGAGCTGGTGGCGCGCAACCTCGCGCGCGCCGCCGCGGCGACCACGAAACACCCGCCGGGCGGCAGCGGTTCCTCCCCCGCTGATCGTCCCTCCCGCCCGGCGGGCCCTTCCTCGGAGCCGGCGTCGTGAACACCGACGCCTTCCTGGCCACGCTGCGGGACGTGCTCGGCTGCCAGCCCGACACGGACCTCGAGTGGGTGCTGCACCGCGCCCGGCAGGCCGCGGCCGCCAGTCGCGACCTGGATGACCTGTTGCCCCTGGTGCTGGCGGTGACCACTCCCGCGACCCCCCACGCCATCGACCTGCAGCGCCTGCGCGAGGTCGGCCGGCGCGTGGACCTTCGGGCCGGATGAGGTGAACGGCCGCCCGTTCTCCCGCGCCGAGCTGGCGCTGATCAAGCGCCGCCTCGCGGCCGGCGACAGCTACTCGGCGATCGCGCGGGAGCTGGATTGTCGGGATGCCAGCAGCGTGCGGAGGCGGGCCATTGCGGCGGGCTGGCGGACCACGCGGCACTACTCGACGCGCCAGCGCTGGACGGCCGAGCAGCGCGCCGAGGTGACGCGGCGCTACCCGAACGAGCCGACCGACGCCATTGCGCGCGACCTGGGGACGACCGACCGCGCCATCTACGCCCTGGCCCACGGCATGGGACTGCGCAAGTCCACCGAGTACCTGGCCAGCGAGGCCGGGCGGATGCAGAAGGGCGTCCGGCGCAGTCCCGGCACCGAATTCAAGCCCGGGCACAAGACCTGGAACGCCGGCAAGAAGGGCTGGAGCCCGCCGGGATCCGAGCGCGGCCACTTCAAGCCCGGGAACCGCCCGCACACCTGGTGTCCGATCGGCACGCTGCGCCTGCCGGCCAAGGGCTACCTGCAAATCAAGCTCACCGACACCGGCAACACCGTGAGGGACTTCATCCCGATCCACCGGCTGATGTGGGAGCAGGTGCACGGCCAGCCGGTTCCCGAGGGCCACGCCGTCACCTTTCGGGACGGAAACATCCTGCACCTCAGCCCCGCGAACCTCGAGCTCAAGAGCCGCGCCGAGGTCATGGCCGGCAACAGCATCCACGCCCGCCTGCCGCCCGAGGTCGTGGACCTCGAGCGCCTGCGCTGGGCCCTGAACCGTCGAATCAAGAAGGCCACCGAACGATGAAAAACCGCATCCAGGACGTCCGCAATCACCTGGTCAACGCGATGGAGGCGCTCGGCGACCCCGACACCGCCAACGCCGAGGCGATCGAGCGGGCGAAGGCCATCAGCGGCCTGGCGAACGCGTTCACGCAGACGGTCCGGGTCGAGCTCGATGCCCGGAAGATGGCCGGCAAGGAGGGCGAGCTGCCCGATGTGCTGACGGCGGCGCCGCTTCTCACCGGGCCGGCCGGCGCTCGGACGCGGAGCTGACCATGTTCCGCAACCTGACCGCCTTCCTGGTGCCGCTGGCCAACGTCCCGGCGCCCGCAGACCTGGCCGCGGCCCTGGCCGAGCACCCCCTGCGCGACCCCGGCGCGCTCGAGCTGGCAACCGAGGGCTGGGTTTCCCCCATGCCCGGCCGGGCCGACGAGTCCCTGACCCGCACCCTGGGGCAGCACACCCTGATCGCCCTGGGCACGTGCAGCCGGATCCTGCCGACGCAGGTCGTGCAGGAAGCCCTGGCCGAGAAGCTGGACCAGCTCGAGACGCAGCGCGGCCGGCGACCGGGCGGCAAGGAGCGCCAGCGGATCAAGGACGAGGTCATCACCGACCTGATGCCCCGGGCCTTCCTCAAGCGCGGCCGCACCCTGGCCTGGCTCGATCACCGCGACGGCCTGCTGGTGGTCGACACCGCCAGCCGGAAGGCCGCCGAGGCGGTGGTGCACCGCCTGCGTGAAGCCCTCGGGTCGTTCCCGGCGACGCCGCTGCTTGCCGGGATGAGCGCCCGGCAGGAGCTGACCGACTGGATCACCGGCGACGGCGTGGGAATGCCCGACCAGCTCACCCTGGGCGACGAGGCCGAGCTGCGTGACCTCCGCGACGAGGGCGCCATCGTCCGCTGCCGGCGCCAGGACCTGGCCGCCGAGGAGGTCCGCGAGCACGTCAACGCCGGCAAGCAGGTGGTGCAGCTGGCGATCACCTACGACCGGCGCCTGCAGTGCGTGCTGGCCGAGGACCTAACGGTGCGCAAGCTGCGCTTCGAAGACGTGGTGACGGACCAGCTCGGCGACGTCGCTGGCGAGGACGCCACCGCCGAGCTGGACGCCCGCTTCGCCCTGATGACCGGCGAGCTGGGGCGGCTGTTCGCCTTCTTGGCCGAGACCTTCGACTGCGACCACGGCACGCTCAAGCTCGATGGTGGGCAGGGCATGCCCCCGGGACTGGCCGCATGATCCGCCGCGCCTGGCACACCCTGACCGGCAAGGTCGCCGCCCGCTGCGCGCGGGTCTGCGCGCGGCGCCAGCCCGACTTCATCGTCGGCGGCCGGGACAACCCCTACCTGCTGCGCTGGTACCTGACCCCCTGGCGCCGCTGGTTCCTGGACCCGGCCACCGGCAAGACCCGGAAGGGCCTGACCGGCTGGCGCCGCTGGGCCGCCGCCGTCACCGGCCGGCTGCCGAACCTGTACCTGCACGTGTTCCTGCGGCCCGACGACGATCGGGCGCTGCACGACCACCCCTGGGCATGGGCGTCCTGGCTGCTGTCGGGCACCTACATCGAGCACACCATCGCCGCTGGCGGCATCCGGCACCAGCGCACCAGGCAGGCCGGTTCGCTCCGGTTCGCTTTCGCGCGCGGCGCGCACCGCGTGGACCTGCTGCCGCTGCCGGTCGATGGCCCGTTCCCGCGCCTGGGGCACTTCGCCGTGTTCGCCGTCCTGGACCGTGGGCTGGTCACCCGCATGGCGTACCGCCCCGCCATGACCCTGTTCCTCACCGGCTTCCGCACCCGCAACTGGGGCTTCCACTGCCCCGAGGCCGGCTGGGTGCCTTGGGAGCAGTTCACCGATCCGGCCACGGCCGGGACCACCGTCGGTCGCGGCTGCGACCAGTAGGAGACCACCATGCCCAAGACCACCCTGCCCCTGCGCGATGACCAGGGCAACCTGGACCGGCCGACGTCGCTTAGCGGCTGCCGCTTCCCGCGCACCGTCGCCCGCGTGTCCTGGGACGCCGGCCTGCAGCGGTGGATCACCACCGTGGGCGGCCAGGTCGTTGGGACCGGCACCACCCGGAAGGATCAGGTCGACTCGGCGCGGATCGCCCTGCGCACGCTCTGGACTGAGCACGGCATCCCCGGCCAGCTGTGGGTGCAGAACCGCAAGACCGGCTGGTTCTCGAAGGCCGCCGAGGCCACCTACGGGCTGGATCCGCGGGGGTCGAAGGGATGAGCGGGCACACGCCGGGGCCGTGGAAGCTGACAGTTCACACGGGAGATGGGAGAACCATTCAACCGCTCGACGACTGGAGCCTCCAGGGTTCCGAGTCAAGGTGTGTGATCGCCTGCGAGGGATGGGGCAACCCTAACGCCGATGCGGACGTCCGCTTAATCGCCGCCGCCCCGGACTTGCTTGCGGCGTGCCGACTTGCGGCGAGGTATCTGGACCCGCGGCACTACAGCGACGCGATCCGGGAGATAGACGCCGCCATCGCCAAGGCCACCGGCCAGGAGGGAGTCCCGCGTGGCTGACGGCACCCAGCAGGGCTTCGGCTTCCGCGAGCTGCCGGCGTCGCGGCTGCGGCCGGGCGAGATCGTCGTCGACCTGTTCGCGGGCGGCGGCGGGGCGAGCGAGGCCCTGCGCCAGGCCCTGGGCCGGGACCCCGACATCGCCATCAACCACGACGCCGCGGCGATCGGCATGCACGCCGCGAACCACCCGTACACCCGGCACCTGCAGGAGGACGTCTGGCACGCCGATCCGCGGCGCCTGGTCGCCGGCAGGCCGGTCGGCTGGCTGCATGCGAGCCCGGACTGCACGCACTTCTCCCAGGCCAAGGGTGGCCAGCCGCGCAGCAAGGCGATTCGCTCGCTGGCGTGGGTGGTCCTGCGGTGGGCCGGCTCGCTGGCCCGGGATGGCGTCGCCCCGCGCATCCTGAGCCTCGAAAATGTCAAGCAGCTGCTCGGCTGGGGACCGCTGGTCGCGAAGCGTGACCCGGCTACCGGCCGCGTGGTCACCCTGGACATGGTCACCGGCCCGGACGGCCGCCGCGTCCACCGCATTGCGGAGCCGGGCGAGCGCGTCCCCGTGGAGCGCCAGTTCCTGGTCCCGGACAAGCGCCACGCCGGCCGCACCTGGCGGCACTTCGTCGCCTCGCTCCAGGGCCTGGGCTACACGGTCGAGTGGCGCAAGCTGCGCGCCTGCGACCACGGCGCCGGCACCACGCGCGAGCGGCTGTTCGTCGTCGCGCGGCGGGATGGGCGGCCGGTGTGCTGGCCGGAGCCGTCGCACGGCCCCGGGCGGGCAGCACCCTACGTCACCGCCGCCGACTGCATCGACTGGTCGATCCCGTGCCCGTCGATCTTCACCCGGAAGCGGCCGCTGGCGGACGCCACGCTCCGGCGCATCGCCCGGGGCATCGACCGGTTCGTCCTGCGCGCGGCCGAGCCCTTCATCGTCCAGTGCGCGAACGCCAGCGCCGACGGTCTGTCGCCCACCGACCGACCCCTGGGCGTGGTGACGGCCTGGCCCCGCGGCGGAACGCATGCGGTGGTCGCTCCCACCTTGGTGCAGGCCAGCCACGGCGAGGGGCGGCCCGACGGCGTCAAGCGGTGGGGTGCCGGTGCCGCAAGCACCGAATCGCCTGTTGGAACCATCACCGCGACCGGCAGCGGCGGGCATGCGCTGGCCAGCGCCACCCTGGTGCAGACCGGCTACGGCGAGCGCCCGGGCCAGGCACCGCGCGCGCCGGGGCTGGGGAAGCCCCTGGGGACGGTGGTCGACGGCCAGAAGCACGCCCTGGTGACCGCCTACCTCGAGCAGGCCAACGGCGGGCCGAGGAACGCCAATCTGGCGGGGCACGGCGCCGACGAGCCGGTCAGCACGATCACGCAGGCGGGCAGCCAGCAGCGGCTGGTGGCCGCGCACCTGGCCACGCTGCGCCACCACAGCACGGGGGCACCGGTCACCGACCCGCTGGGGACCATCGCCGCCCAGGGCGAGCATCACGCCGTAGTCGAGTGCCAACTGAGCCCCGAGCACGAGGAAGGCGCCCTGCGGGTCGCCGCGTTCTTGATCAAGTACCACGGTGCAGGCGCCAACGTGCCCAGCCTGGCCGATCCGATGAGCACGATCAGCACCAAGGACCGACTGGCGCTGGTCACCGTCCTGGTCCGGGGCGTGCCGCACGTCATCGTCGACATCGGCCTGCGGATGCTCAAGCCGCGCGAGCTCTACGCCGCCCAGGGATTCCCGGCCGACTACATCATCGACCGCACCGCCGACGGCCGGCGCCTCACCATCAGCGAGCAGGTCCGCATGGTCGGCAACAGCGTCAGCCCGCCGCCGTTGCGTGCCCTGGCCGAGGCGAACCTGGACCCGGTCGAGGCGAGGGCCGCGGCGTGAAAGCCCTGGCTTCAGTACCAGTCAGGCGGGAGTTCCCCGGCAAGGTGCTTCACCACGTCAGTCGCGGAGAAGCCCCGCGTTTCGTGGTTTCGCTCCAAGCGAAGGTAGAACGCATGGGCGGAACTCACACCAACTTCGCCCCCGGTCTCTTTGAGGTATTCCGAGTAACCCGCGCAGACCAGGTTGAGCAACCTGATCCGCTGCATGTCGACCTGCTTCATCACCGCCTCCCATCCGGCAGAAACCGAATCGTGGCGGCAGAAGACCACGCCTGCAAGCGGCAGCAGATGGCGCCGCCCATTGAGGCCGCCGCATGACCCCCCCTGCTGGCGCAGGTAGCGCCGTGACCAAGGAGACGACGATGCGCCCCGCCCTGCTCGCCCTGCTGCTCCCCGCGCTGGCTGCCGCGGAGCCGGTGCACGTCGACGCCCTGGTCGTGATCGACGGCCAGGCCCTCGCGCTGCCCGGCGCGATCTGCCGGCTGGACGAGCCTGCGGTCTACTCGCGCGAGGACGGGCGGCTGACGCTGCGGATCGCGGGGATCACCTGCGCAGACCGGGTGTTCGCGGACGGGTTCGAGTCGCCGGCCCCGCTGCCGGCATGGAAGGAGCCGAGATGAGCGAGCAACAGTGCTGGGCCTGCAAGGGCGCAGGCATCATCTACCGGTGGCTGTCGGACGGCCGCGGCCCGGCCGCTTTCCACGCACGCGGCTGTAGCTGCCAGTTCGCGCCGTTCCACAAGGTTCCGCGCCCCGCCGCCCAGCCCGACAAGGAGACGACGTGATGGATCAGAAAGCGCGATACCGGAACGCAATGCGGGCAGCAGATGCTGCTGTGGCGCTATCCGTGTTGGACACCGCCGCTGATTTGCTTGAGAAGCTTCCGCACATTGATGCCCGACTGCAGCGGCTTGAATCATCGGTCACCGAGCGGCTTCGCAAGGAGCGCAACAGGATGCTCGACGTGATGGATGCGGCCCACAAGAGGGCCGGCGTCGCCCAGCCCGCCACCCCCGACACCCGGAGCCCGACACCGTGACCGCCACCCCGACCACGCACCCGCTGTCCCCGAGGCTGCGCGAGCTTTCCGATGCCGTCACTCAGGGATGCGAGGCTGTGGCACGCGAGTTCACCATGCGCGTGCCCGCCGAGCCGGACCGGGACGCCGACCTGGTCCTTTCCCGGGCCGCCGACGCACTGGACGCGGTGCACAAGGCGGATCAGGAGATCGCCCAGCTCAGGCAGAGCCTCAACTTCTACCGGTCCCGGTGCGATCTGCTTCAGCAGTGGCAGGCCCGCATGCGCGACCCGGAACGGACGTTGGTCTGCGACATCCTGGCGAACGGGGCGACGCTGTCCGACCCGCACGGGGAGCGATACACGCCGGCATCTGGCGAGTCTGCGGATGAAGGAACCCGCCTGCGCGCGGAGGTCGAGGCGCTACGGCGTCTCGCAGCGCTGGCACGGGAGATCGTCCCGGCGCTGGAAGCAACAGGCTTAAACGTCAGCCTCGCAGCGGACGTGAGGAAAGCGCTGGACGCCGCCCGCACCAAGGAGAACACCGATGGTTGAGCTTCGCTGTCTGGTCCCGTCCTCGACGTTTGTCCCCGGCGGTGAGTGGCCGAAGTTGCAGTACCGGATCCACCAGCCGGTGGTTGAGGTCGGAGAGACCCTTTGCCTTGGGCGCTGGACCGAATGGAGGGACGTGCCGCTGGTTGTGTTTGATGGTACCAAGGAGAACACCGATGCCTGACCGCGGCCGCCTCGAAGCGTTGGCCCGACTCGAACCGTGGGCCTGGCTGCTGCAGGGCGCCTACTGGGCGATCATCGGCCTGGGTGGACTCAAGGCAGCGGCGATCGTCGCACTGCTGTGCGGGATTCAGGGAGGCTGGTTGCTGGGCCGGCGCCGGCGGGAGGGACGCCGTGGCTGACCAAACCGCCATCGAGTGGACGGACTCCACCTTCTCGCCCTGGACTGGCTGCACCAAGATTTCGCCCGCGTGCGACCACTGCTACGCAGAGTCCTGGAGCAAGCGCGCTGGCGCCCGGGTTGGGAAGTGGGGGCCTGGCGCGCCGCGGGTCCGCACAGCGCCGGCCAACTGGCGGAAGCCGGTGCAGTGGAACGCCAAGCCCTTCTACGAGTGCCACCGCTGCTGCTGGCGCGGCGACACGCCCTCCCAGCCGGCGGACGGCGGCCTGTGGTTCTGCCCGGCATGCAAGAGCCTGGACGTGTTCACCGCCCGCCGCCGCGTGTTCTGCGCCTCCCTGGCCGACGTGTTCGACAACGAGGTCGATCCGCAGTGGCGTGATGACCTGTTCGACCTGATCGCCGCGACCCCGAACCTGGACTGGCTGCTGCTGACGAAGCGCATCGGCAACGTGCGCGGCATGCTTCCGGCAACCTGGACGATCGGCGCCACGAAGCCCTGGCCGAACGTCTGGCTCGGCGCCACCATCTGCAACCAAGCCGAGGCCGATCGCGACGTCCCGAAGCTGCTGGCGATCCCGGCCGCGAAGCGGTTCCTGAGCATCGAGCCGATGCTGGGGCCGGTAGACATGGCGTGGGCCTTCCCAGACACCCGTACTGGGTGCTGCCACCGTTGCGGCTTCCGCACGAACCGCGTCGGCGGCATCTGTCCGAACGACGGGGAAACGCTGCGCGGCGACATCGGCGTCGACTGGGTCATCGCCGGCGGCGAGTCCGGCCCCAAGGCCAGGCCGATGCACCCGGACTGGGTGCGGTCGCTGCGGGACCAGTGCGCCGCGGCCAGGGTCCCCTTCATGTTCAAGCAGTGGGGGGAGTGGGTCGACGCGGACAGCGGGCCGGACGACGACGAAGCCTACGAGGGCAAGCCCGACTGCTGGGTCGACCCATCCGGGCGGGCCCACGACGGCGCGCTGGGCGTGGACTTCTTCCACGGAACCTATGCCATGTACCGCGTCGGCAAGAAGGCCGCCGGCAACACCCTGGACGGACGCCAGCACCTGGAGTGGCCGCGGTGATCCGGTCCTTTGTGGTGGCGTGTGCTTTCCTAGTTGTTGGCGCCGTCGCGGCGGCGAAGGGCGCCTCCTGGGGCGCCCTAGCCAACGGCGTCGCTTCCGGGGTTTGGCTGTCGCTCGCCCTCCAGGAATACATGACGAGGCGCCGCCGTGGCTGACCGTCCGCCCACCAGCGCCGATATCCGGTCCGCGTTGCTGCTGCGATACCCCGCGCAGTCGCACGCGCTGCTGTGGGAGGTCGCCAACGGCACCGGCAGCAACTCGCGGACTTTCGCCGATGCTGTGGCGTTCGGCCTGTGGCCCTCGCACGGGCACGAAATCGAAGGCATCGAAATCAAGGTCAGCCGAGGCGACTGGCTTCGGGAGAAGGCCAAGCCCGACAAGTCGCAGCCGGTGTTCCGGTATTGTCGGCGCTGGTGGCTGGCGTGCCCCAAGGGCATGGTCGCACCGGACGAGCTGCCGCCCACCTGGGGGCTGCTGGAGCTGACGGGCGCCGTCCTGCGGGTGAAGGTGAAGGCGCCCGCCCTGGAGCCGGAGCGGGTGTCGCTCGGTTTCGTGGCCGCCATGCTCCGGCGGCACGCCGGCGTCGACAGTGAAATGTCCACCAACGAGGTCGAGCGCCAGGTGCGGGAGCGGGTGGCGGCGATCAAGGATCAGCTGGAGAAGCGGGCGCAGCAGCAACTGGCATATCGCCAGCGCAATGCGGAGGAAGGAATCGCCCTGCTGGACCGGGTCGCCGCCGAGACGGGCGTCGACTTTCGGACCCACATGCCCGACGGTCTGCTGGCAGTGGTCCGGCTTGCGATGGCCATCAAGGGCGAGCGAGCCTGGCAGTCCAAGGTCGCCACCCTGAGAAACACCGCGCGGGACCTGATCGAGAGCATCGAGGCGATCCCCGGCATTGCGGATGCCCTGGGAGACGACCAGCCGTGAACCCCCACCTCGTCCCCGAACGCGACCTGGCTGCCCTCACGGGGCACCTGGACGCGGCTGGGGGCGTGCAGCGGGGGCAGCTCAAGCGCTACCTCAAGCGCAAGGGTGTACCCTTCCTGCCCGGAGCAGGGGGCACGGTATGGACGACCGTCGACGCGCTCAACAGGGCCCTGGGGATCCAGCCGGAGACCCCGACGCCCGCACCGAGCACCGAAACCTATCCCGAGGAGATCGTCTAGTGCGCCCGGGCCGGCGCCGCACGTTCGATCCCAGCATCCCGGGCCACATCGCCCAGGACAAGCTGCCGGTCGGGATCTACTGGGACCGCCGGCACCGCACCTGGTACACCCTGCTGACCGACGAGGACGGCCGCCGGCGGCGCCGCAACGTGGCGCGCGCCGAAGCCAAGCTGTCCGAGCTGGTCGCCGCGGTCGAGGCGGCCCGCCAGGCGCCCGCCAGACGCCCCGAGGACACGCCCGGGACCGTGGCCTACGTCTGTGCCCTGTTCCACCGCTCGCCGGCCTTCCGCGAGCTCGCGCAGACCACCCAGCGCGGCTACGGCCAGTGCCGGGGCTGGGCGGTGGCCGAGCCGACCGCGCTCGGGCCCCTGGGCGCCCTGCAGGTCGACCGGCTGACCCCCGTCATCATGCGCCGCCTGGTCGACCGGATCGCCGAGGCGACGCCGTCGAAGGCCAACGCCATCCTGCGCTACCTGCGCCGCACCTGGTCCTGGGCGCGTGAGCGCGGGCACTGCAAGACCAACCCGGCCGCCGGCGTGAAGCCGGTGAAGGAGCGCAAGCAGGCCAAGGTCCCCGAGACCAGCGTCCTGGCCAGGGCGATCGCCGACGCGCGCGAGCGCGGCGCCCGGCCCCGGTCGGCCCCAGGCCGGGTGCCGCCCTACCTGGCGATCGTCATCGAGCTGGCCTACCTGCTACGCCTGCGCAGCATCGAGGTCTTGGACGTCACCCTGGCCTGGGAGACTCGGGCCGGGATCGCCGTGACCCGGCGCAAGGGCAGCCGCGGCAACGTGGTCACCTGGTCGCCGCGGCTCCGGGCGGTATGGCAGGCGGCGCTCGAGCTGCGGGCGGCGACCCTGGCCGCCAGCGGCGCCGTCACGCCACTGCGCGCGGAGGATCGCCGCCTGATCTTGGGCGAGGACGGCGGGCCGCTGGGCATCGAGGCCCTGCGCACGGCCTGGCAGCGGTGGATGCGCATGGCGACCGGGCCGGACGGCGCACTGGAGCCGAGCGAGCGGTTCGCCTTGCACGGCGTCAAGCACCGCGGCATCACCGACACCGACCGCGCCGACCGGCGCGCCGGCGGCGGGCACGTCAGCGACGCCATGGCGGCGCGCTACGACCACGACCTGCCGGCGGTGAAGCCTGCGGGAGGCGAATAATTGTACGTGGGGTTTGTACGTGTCGGCCTGTGGTGGCCAGCGAGTCGGCCGCAAGGCCTTGAAAGAAGTGGTGGGCTGTCAGGGACTCGAACCCCGAACCTACTGATTAAGAGTCAGCTTCATTCAGTCCGGAAATCAAGCACTTGACCGCGCCAGCTAAAAAATAGCCAGTCCCGGGGAGCCCGCGCAGTTGCTTAGGGTACCATCGAGATTGTACGTGCGGGAAGCGCCCGGCTCGACCAGCTGACGTACCGTGCGCGAACCGGCCCGAACTGGCCCGATTCTGACCCCCATTCACGAATCCTTGACCCTGGCGCCCGGACCCTCCACTGTGAACCGGAACCGGGTATCCTCCCCGGCCACAGGGAACAGGCGCCGCCAGCAGGGCGTCTCACAGGACCATGAAGAAGCAGATGTTCATGACGCATGCCAAGCAAGGTGATCGCCATGCGGTCGCCGCGCACCTGCGCGTGCTGATCGTGCCAGCCGCGAAAGGCGGGTTCGTCGCCCAGGGGCTCGAGGTCGACTACGTGGCCACCGGCGCGACGGTCGAGGATGCCCAGCACCGCTTCGCCGAGGGCTTCCTGCGGACCGTGCGATCCATCATCCGGCGGGACAGCAGGCTGGACTCGCTGTTCAAGAGCAAAGCGCCGCGCGGCGCTTGGGCGGCCTACATGGAAGGCGACCGCCAGGACACTCTCACCTGCGGAGCGGTGGTTGACCTGTCGGACGACGTTGCCAGCCGCATGCCCTTCCAGGCCCTCGAGTTCTGCCTTCCTCGCGACCGGGCACCGCTGCCCACCGCGTGCGCCTGAAGAAGGGGCCCTGGGATGGCGCGCAGCCGCGCGAGCACGTCCTAGGCGTCCTGAGGAAGCACGGGTCCAAGTGACCCCCGATGGGGACGACTTCTACGAGCTGATCGACTTCGATGGCGACGCGGTGATCGTCGCCATTCCCCAGCCCGTCCTCAGCGAGACCATCGCCTTCCTCTACCGTCGCTTCGGCGAGCTGCACGGGTTCGAGATCACGGCGCTGGTCCGGAAGCACTGACCTCTACTCCACCCCCAGCCGCTTCCGCGGTCGGCCGGTGTTCTCGCAATCCCGGTACCGCACTGGCAACTGTGTCACCATGTCCACGTCGGCGCGTTCGGGGGGACGCAGCCGCGGGAGGACATCGCCATGCTCACCCTTCGCGCCGCGGCCCTGGCCGCGCTGCTGGCCGTTCCGTCGGCGGCCCCCGCCCATCCCGGCGGCCTGAACGCCGAGGGCTGTCACAACGACCGCCGGAACGGCACCTACCACTGCCATCGTGCGCCGGCCGGCGGCGGCACCCGCCCACCGGTTCCGGCTGCGGGCTTCGCCCCAGGCGGCACCGGCGCCACTCATGCTGTGCCCCGCGCCAGCGACGGCGGCGCGGTCTACTACCCGAACTGCGCCGCCGTCCGGGCCGCCGGAAAAGCGCCGATTAGGCGAGGGCAGCCAGGCTATGCCACCCATCTCGATCGTGACCGTGACGGCTTCGGCTGCGAGTGAGGCAAGTGCTGACCAAATTCATTAATCCAGGGTATGCTGTCTGCCAGCTGCCCATAATGGGCTTGAAGGACTCTAGTGCGTCTTCCAAGCGCGCTGAGACCTTCAGTGGCACCACTGAAGCGCCCCAGAATGAGGGCGATGATTTTTCTTGAGTACCAGGGGCGCGCAGCCGCCGATGTGCGCCCGATCATTCCTCAGGGGTCTACGAGATAGGGTGTCCAGCATGAATTCACCAGGGAAACACACCATAGCTGCGAGCGATGGAGCTGCCGCCGTGGGCGGCGATTTGCCGGGCAGCCTCTTCGAGCCGAAAGGAACGAGGCTATGAAGAGCACGAAGCGCCTAAGGTGGGTGAAGCACGTGATTCTCGATCTGGAAACTTCGCCGCATCGCGAATTTGCGACGAGCGTAAGTCTGGATGCTGTGCTGAGATTGGCCAAGCAGAGGTTGGATGCGGGAGAACAACTACAGAGAAGGGGTCCAGCGGATCCATCCAAGCACTTACGAATTTTAGATATCTCCTTTTCCGACTGCGGTAAGTTCGCGTCTGTACTGTTCCGGCTGGTCGACAAAAACGCTCCGGACTCAGTGTACGAAGACTTTACGGATGGGAAAGTCGACGCACACCCGAAGACGCATACTCAGGGGAATCGATCAACTGCGCACCTCGCGATTAACTTGACATCCAGAGTCAAGGGCTCTGCCCTACGATTTAGAGCGATCTTGGAGTGCGTCCCCGGAATTAGCGCGACCCAGGTGGAGCAACGGATGTCTGGTCTTGGGCGCCGGTGTGGAAAGGGCAGTGGCAGTCTCGACGGAAACAAGACGACCGTGAACTACCACTGTTCGTTTAGCATCAAACCATACGTTGAGCGGACCATTGCGAGAGAGCTTGAACAGGGCGTACTGAACTCTTTCGTTCTGACCCACGCTCTGGATGATAAAACCGGCTTCGACGAACACAAGCTCGTCAAGCGTGAAAAGAAAAAAATGGAGGTCAAAGTTGTCGCCGCCGATACCAAAACGAAGGTGCGCGAAATATGGAAAACGGTTCAAGGCATTGCGATTCAGGACGGCTACGAGCTAGTACGTGCTTACTACGAAAGTGCGGAGGGCCGGCCTGCAAGCACAGAGATCAATGCTGCCCGCCAAGATGCGCTTGAGGACCTCGTTACCAAGGTAGAGCCAGTCGACCTGGACTATGATTTCCATCCAAAGCAGACAACAGTTGACGAGAAATTTGCCGCGCTGCTCTTCCAGCGAATCGCCTAGACGGAGCGCCTTAATGAACTTCGCTGTAGTACGTCAGCTACTCACACCATTGTGCTACCTACGTGTGCGAGGTGAGTCGAAGCTCAGCGTTGACCTTGTGGCACCCGTCGTCTTGGCTGCTTTATCAACGATGGGAGTAGTAGCAGTCCGAGCTCCAATCTTGGAGGCGCCGGGACTCGTGAGCCTGGTCAATGAGCTGCTGCAGGTACTTGTCGGCTTCTACGTGGCCGCATTGGCAGCCATCTCAGTGTTTGGCAGTGTCGCCCTTGACCAGCCCGTTCTAAAAGCAACACTGAATAACAAGAGCATCTCCCGCCGCCAGTTCTTGGCATACGTGTTCGGCTACTTGGCATTGATCAGCTTGGTTAACTATTGCTTGGGTGTTGTAGCGGTGCTCGCGGCGGACGTGCTTTCGTCATCGCCGTTGGCCCTGCGAATTAAGCCGGGCCTCATTTTTCTCTACATGCTCTTGTGGTGGAACATGGTTACGGTGACGTTGCTCGGCCTTTACTACCTAGTCGATCGCGCCTACCGCGCAGACCCGATTGTTCACCAAGCCCCGGGAGACACCGAAGACTGACCACGTCCCTCCGCGTCGCAGGTATCACGCGACGCGACGTCCCTGCCCGAACCTCCGTGCATGACGACCCCCACCGTAGACAAGTGCTGGGCCTTGGATATGCTGGCCGCGCCGCGCCGGGAGCGCTGGGCCTGGGTGAGCGCGCGGTGCGCGCTGCTGGAGTCGCACCTGGCCGAGCTGCGGGTCGAGCTGCAGGCGGCGGTGGATGGGAAGCGGCCGGCGGGGCCGGCGCAGAAGCGGATCGAGCACCTGCGGAGTGCCCTGGACCTGATCGACAGGAAGCTGGCCGCGCTGGAAGAGGCCGGCGCGTGCCCTACCCTTCCCCCGCCTCACCCAGCACCAGCTCCGGGCTGACCCCCAGCCGCCTGGCCAGCCCCCAGGCCTCGCTGGCTACGGGCGACAGCAGCGCGCCCCACGGGCCGTCCGGGTCCGCGCCGTGCAGGCGCGCGAGCTTGCGCCAGATCTGGGCGAGCTCGGCCAGGCGCTCGAGGTCGGTCTTCGGCTCCACGGTCCCAGCGTAGCGCCGGGCCAGCGCCTCGGCGTCATCCCTCTTCGCGGTCGACCGTCGGAGTTTTCCGACCCTTCGCCCACGCCGCCAGCGCCTGCCCCGCCGGCTCGGCCAGCTTGAAGCCGGCCGCGCCGCCGGCCTGCAGGCCGATCAACCAGGTCACCAGCTCGACCCACTGCGGGCCGGTCAGGATGGCGCCGGCGCCACCGCTGGCGCCGAGCAGGACGAAGCTGGTTCCGGTGGCCAGCGCCAGCAGGGACAGCATGAACAGGCGGGAGGTGTCGGGCATGGGGTCAGACCACCTGCGTCACACCCGAGAGGCTTGGCGCGCTGTCGACGATGCGGCCGTCGAGCACGAACACGCCGGCGCCGTTGGCCCAGGTCTGGCCGGGCAGCGGGCGGGCGCGGATGGTGCTGCCGTCGGTGGTGGCCACGCTCACGGATCCGTCGCTGTTGGTGGCGGTGACGTTGCCCTTGAGCACGCGGCTGCCGGGCAGCGCGGCCTGAAGTTGCTGCCAGGGGTTGCTGGGGGCCGGCACGGTGGTGCCGCCGCCCAGGGCGTTGCGGCCGCGCTCGCGGGCGACGTCGTGCTGGGTGATCAGCCGGTCGACGATCATCGGCAGGCGCACGTCGCCGGCGGTGCCGTCGCGGATGACCGGGTCGGCCACGCCCACCTGCTCGCCGCTGACCAGGACGTAGGTGTACAGCGGCTCGGCCGGGGCCGGGTCGAGCGTCACGGTCTGCTCGATGACCAGGGCCTTTGCGCCGTTGCCGGATTCCACGGTGACGAACTGGATGTCGACGCTGTCGACCACCGCCTTCACCGACGTCGGGCCGACCAGCTCGGCGAGCTGCAGCGGCTCGACCAGGCCGGGCTTGTCGGTGGCGCTGGGCGGCCACAGCGGCAGGGTGACGGTGCGCCGGCCGCGGGCGCCGGTGCTGCCCTGCCCGCCCGTGCGGGTCAGGTAGTCGTCCTGGATGGTCACGTCGGGCGCGGTGCTGGCCCAGGCCCAGGGCGAGACGGGGTAGCGCGGGCGAACCAGGAGGGTGTCTTCGTAGGGATGGGCCAGCACGACGGCGCCGGCGGCCTGGGCGATGCGGGTGACCGCGGCGATCGGCGTCAGGCTGTCGTAGGTCCACACGCCGCCCGGCACGGTCCAGGCCCAGCCCATGAGCACGTCGGCGGCGAACCCGGTCAGGGCCAGCTCCTGGTCGATGAGCTGCTGGCTGGTGCGCTCGGCGGCCTCGGTGACGCTGCGCGCCGGGGCGTAGGGCGCGTCCAGCAGCGCCGGACGGCTGCGGCCGGACACGCGCACGCTGCGGCCCGGGAACGCGCGGTCCTCGCTCCAGTCCTCGACAATGCCGGTCCAGGGCCAGCCGTTCAGGTTGATCTCGACCGACTTCGGGCCGCCGGTGCCGGGCAGCAGCAGCGCAAGGTCGTCCGGCGCGATCTCGAGGTCGAACGACCGGAACACGCTGTCGCGCGCGGCGCTGATGCGGCCGGCATAGACGGTGACGGGCGTGCGCTCGGGCAGGCGCACCACGGCGGCGCTATTGAGCACGATGTACCTCCGGGGGCGGGGCCAGGCGAAGTAGCACTGGGCGGGACCCAGGGCGAGGGGCACGCGGTTGCCGGGCGGGTTGGGCCAGGGGCAGCGCAGGGCCAGCGGCACGCGGTTGCCCGGCGGCGGCTGGTAGCCAGGGCGCGGCGGAACGACCGGCGGCGTGATGCCGGGCGACGGCACGACCCAGCGCACCGACTCGCCGACGCCCCAGGGCAGCCAGGCCCGCACCTCGCGCTGCGGCGGCGACGTCCAGGGCACCCCGGCGGTGCGATCCAGCCGCGGCGGCATGGTCCATGGCAGGCCAGCCGACAGGCGGCGCTCCGGCGGCGACAGCCACGGCGTGCCGGCGGACTGGCCCAACCGCGGCGGCAGGCCCCAGGGCAGGCCGACGTGCACGTCCACCCGCGGGATGGCGCGCCATGGCCAGCCAGCCGAGGCCCGGGCGGCGCCAGGCGTCGACCACGGCAGCCCGGCACGCGCCTCGCGCCGCGGCACCTGCGCCCAAGGCAGGCGCACCGCGCCGGTCACCGGCGGCGGGGCCGACCACGGCAGCCCTGCGGCCACGGCACGCCGCGGCGCCGCCGCATAGCCGGCGCGGACGGTGCGCAAGCGGCGGGGCGGCAGGCCCCAGGGTAGGCCGGCGGCCTTGACGGTGAAGCGCACGGGCTCCGGTGGCGGCGGCTCGGGGTCGTCGTCCGGACCCAGCGGCAGCGGCACCTGATCGCCGGGCGGAACTGCCCACGGCCGAATCAGGCGCAGCGGCACCTGATCGCCGGGCGGGACGCTCCAGGCCGGCATCGACCGGCGTCACCGGTACGGGATGGGCAGCACGGCGCCCACGATGTTGTCCTGCCACACGCGCTGCCAGTCGCGGACGATCAGGTCGTATTCCTCGCCGACATAGACGCCGTCGATGCGGTAGGTGCCATCGGCAGCCGATAGCGTGCGCTCGACCACGGTGCCCGTCTGCCGGTGGACCACACGCACCTCCCGGCGAGCGGGCGCATCGTTTACCGTGACGATGCCGGGCGGGTCACCGTCCGGCTCGCCGGCCAGATAGCCCATGGCGACGCCGTCGCGGCGGAACGGGAAAAACCGCTGCCGGCCGAACGTGGTCAGGATCGCCTTGGTGGCCATTACCAGCCGAGCCTCGACTCGACGCCCAGGTGTCCGTCGTACTGCGCGAAGAACCCGCCCCAGGTGGTGTTGTGCCTGACGATGGTCAGCCGGCTGTTGGCCGGAAGGCCGACCGCGTCTTCACGGTCCAGCCCGGCGGCCACGCCATCCAGGCGGTTAGCAGGGATGTAGACGCCGCGCAGGCGCCCACGAATTGTGTTCTCGCAGCCTATCAGGGCGGGGTACCAGTATTCGGCCGCGCCGCCGGGCGACGAGGCGACCAGGTTGTTTGTGCTTCCGCCGATGGCCGCGACCACGCCGTCACCGACGTTTGCCAAACGGCAGAGCGCCGCGCGGATCGGACCCGTGCCCGACGAGCCGGACAGGTTGCGCGCAAGCCAGAAGGTGCTGGTAGCCGCCGCCACGTAGGCGTTGCTGCAGCCAAGGAACAGGCTGCCTGCGTCGGTCGGGTTCGCGCCACTGCTGGCGCCGCGGCCGGAAATGAAGAACCGCCACGGGTCCGCCGGCACCTCGCTGTCGAAGTCTCCCGCAGCGTAAGTCCCGGGCGTGCCGGCACCATCATCGTGAACGCACAGGTAGCAGGTCAGCTCGTCGGCGTTCAGCGTCCACGCCCGGGCGGTGCCATTCAGGGTGTTGGACTTGCGCCAGACACTGCCGACCGAGACTACCGCCGCCGCCGGCGTGCGATCGGCGCCGGTGTCGATGTCGCTCATGCTGCTGTAGACCGCGCACAGCGCCTCGCGCGCACCGGCCGAGCCGGATCCGTTGTCGTCCACGCGCAGCACCATGCCGGTGCCGCCCTCGGCCACGCTGTTCTGCAGGGCGATCTTGTTGTTGCCGACGTCCTCGAAGGCAATCGACCAGCCCGCGGCCGCCTTCTCGTTCGGGCCGGTGCCGTAGGCCACGCCGGACGTGCCGACCAGGCACGCCTTGAGCAGGGCGTGAAGCGAGCCCACCTGGCCGCTTAGGACCGGCGCGCCGCTGTCCGTGCTGCGATAGATCCGCGTCGTAGTCATCAGTTCGCGTTCCCGTAGACGTTGATCCGCACCGCGTCGTTCGGCTCGGTGATCTCGCCCGGCAGGGTGACGCGGGCGCCCCAGGTGGGGCGGGTGGCGGACACGGTGTTGAAGCGCAGCGCATTGCCGGCGCTCCAGCCGGTGCCCCAGCCGTCGGCGCGGATGGTGAAGTAGGGCTTGCCGGACACCGGGTTGATCGGCGCGATGTCGCTGCCGATGCCGTACGGGCCCATGGCCTCGCGGTCCTGCGACAGCACCAGCACGGTGTTGGACGACTGGAACACCAGCGCCCACCGGTCGTCCGTGGCGCTGTCGTTCTCGACCTCGATGGGGTGCAGGATAGTGTTGTAGTTGCCACTCGCCGGGCTGCCCTGCACGACGTCGGACCACACCGCCGGCGTGCTCCAGGTGGCCTGGTCGAAGACGTTGGTGACGCGCGACTGCATGTCGCCGTAGGCCAGGGCGTTGGACAGCACGCTGCCGGCGGGGAAGTTGCGCACCAGCGGCACCTGCAGGGTGACCTGGCCGGTGATCTGCACGTCGGCGATCTGGCTGAGGTGCTCGATGCGGTGCCGGATGTTCACCGGCATGGTGTAGCCGGACAGGTTGAGCGGGTTCGCCCAGGTGACGGTGCCGGCGGCCAGGTCGACGGTGTACCAGACGTCCTCGATGGGCTCGGGCGGGTCGCTGCTGTCGTAGATCTCGGCGAAGCTGAGCTGGGTGCGGCCCAGGTTGGTCACGTCGTCCGCCGCCGGCGTCAGCGTGATGATGGCGGTGTGCGACAGCACGCCGACGGTGCCCGGGTTGAAGCCCAGCACGCGGCCATCGCTGGGCAGGCGCACCGGGTCGATACCGACCAGCTCGGGGTCGACCGGGATGCGGCGGAACAGCACGCAGCCGAAGAAGACGCTGGCCGGGTCCACCGCCAGCGGGCGCCAGATGTCGCCGTTGCTGTCGACCGCCGCGGCGTCGTACCAGGGCTGGCCCTCGTTGCCGGCGGCGACCACGCGCTCGCCGAAGGCGATGCGGTACAGGCCGGTCTGCCAGTCGACCTCGCCTTCCATCTGCGCGCCGGCGATGGTGCCGTTGATGTCGGCGCTGCCGGTGATGAGGTCGCCGGCGAAGGTGGTGGCGCGGATGGTGTACTGGCCGGGCACCAGCGGCGCGCCGGGCGGGCGGCCGAAGATGCTCGTCACGCCGGGGTCGACGTGGCGCGTGGCCAGCGACACGATGGTCACCGTGGTGCTGGTGCCAGCGGGGTAGTCGGTCAGGACGGCGCGGCACTCCTGGTAGTTGAAGGTGCCGCCGACGGTGCCGGCGTTGGTGGCCGGGTCGACGCCGTAGACCAGGCTGCCGCTGCGGTCGACGTAGGTGCGGCCGCGGAAGGTGAACCGCACGCTGCCGGGCACGGCCGGGCCGACCGCGTTCTGCCCCATGAAGATCTCGACGGCGCCGATGGGGTGACCCTCGACGCGGTCGTCGACGCTGGTGCCCTGCGACCAGTAGCGCACCGTCACCGGGCTGCCGGAGGGCATCGCCCAGGTGGGCGACGGCACGGCCTGCTGGGCGGTGGGATAGGCGGTGGTGGCCTGCGGCGTGCCGGCCGGCGGCGTCGGGCCGGTGGTGACCGGGTTGGCCAGGCCGGGCCGGATGGTCAGGGTGGGCCGGTACTGGGCCGGCGGGGTCAGCAGGGCGATGGGCAGTCCCATGGGTCAGTCTCCGTCCACGGTGAGCACCAGCTCGCCGTCGGTGTAGTCGATGGTGCCGCCGGTGCCACCGCTGCCCATGCCGCCGCTGCCGTTGTCGCGGCGGCCGCGCGGGCGGAACAGGCGGCCGGTGAGCTGGCCGTCGCCGGCGGTCTGCTGCCACAGAGCGCGCACGCTGCGCTCGGCCACCGGGGTGTTGGTCAAGGTCACGGTGATCTGCCCGCCGGCGACCGACGGGGTGAACGTGTCGCTGTGCACGGTGCCGTCGACGAAGTCGTAGTCGTAGGTGATGTTGGCGTCGGGCAGGTGGGCGGTCGTGAACCACACGATGCCAGCGGTCTCGTCGATGACGCCGGCGGCGTCGCCGGTGATCACGCCGTCGTTGTCGGCGCTGGCGGTGCGCGGGTCGCCGCCGCTGTCCCAGGTCATCACCAGGGTGCCGGGCACCACGTCGCCTTCGTCGAGTTGCTGCTGGTAGCGCGGCGTCGGGATGGTGACCTCGCCGCTGCTGTCGCGCACGCGCAGGTCGACGCCGTAGCTGACCAGGATGGCGCTGTCGATGTCGGGCAGCGCGCCGAGCGTGACCGACACCGAGCCGGTGTCGTAGTTGACCGTGCCGACGCCCTCGCCCGGGTTGCCGGTGAGCTGGCCAGACCCGGTGTCACGCAGCCGGATCCACTTGCCCAGGGCGCGGTAGTCGATCAGGACCGTGCCGCGCGCGGGGAAGCCGGGGAGCTGGAACACCTGCGTGATGGCGCGGTTGTTGGCCGTCACCATGCGCGAGAACGTGTAGCCCTGCTCCAGCACCGCCGCGGCCGGCGTGGCCACGATGCTGACGCTGCCGCTGAAACCCACGTCGCGCTGCAGGACCACGGCACCGGTCTGGTAGTCGGCGACGCCGGTCCAGCCCGGGTTGGCCTCGGCGTCCACGGCGCGGATGCCGCCGGCGCCGTCGTCCTCCAGCGCCGTGCTGCCGACGGTGACGGCCAGGCTGCGGCGGGCATAAGGCGTGCCCAGGTAGCGGGTCACCGCGGCGTTGGCGCCGGCCGTGACCGAGCCGGACCAGGTCAGCGCGCCGGCGGCGCCAGACGGCACCATGGCCACGGTGCCCAGGCCGGCCAGCTCGTCGACGATGGGCGTCTCCGCGCGGCTGGTGGGCACGATGGGGATGTAGGGGTCGCCGATGTCGACCACGGTGTCGCCGGTCTCCGGCGTGCCCAGCACCGGCTTGACGCCGTAGTAGCGCGCGGCGTCGGCCACCTGGGTGAGGCGCACCACGGTCGGCGGCGGGTTGGCGCCGGTGATGCGCTGGGGCGGATCCTGGCCCAGGAAGTTCTGCCCAAGCGCCGCGGTGATGCGGATCTGCAGCACGTCGCGCTGGAAGTCGCCGCCACCGTCGGTGAAGGTATTGGTGGTGCGCGTCAGCACCTCCTGCACCTGCACGAACTGGCTGGCCGGGGTGAAGCCGCTGGCCTCGACGCTGAGCATCAGCACGTCGCCGATGTCGGGGCTTGGGATCTCGCTGCGGCAGTAGACCTGGACGACCTGCATGCCGGTGAAGTGGTCGCCGTACAGGACGTACTGCGAGCGCACGCCGGCGACCCGGTAGTTCTCGACGTAGTTGCGTGCGGCCGCCCTTGTGTCGGTGACGCTGCCGGTGTCGAACAGGCACACCGTCACCAGCGGCTCGGCGGGCGGCTCGGTCAGGAAGGTGAAGGCGCCGAGGTAGGTGTCGGTGTTGGCCGTGTTGACCTCGAAGAACCACTTGCGCAGGGATACGCGGCCGATCAGCGCGTCCAGCGTGGATCGGTCGGCGAAGACGTTGTTGAGCTGGCCGTCGATGATCTCGACAGCCGACATGCGGCCGCCGCCGTCGGCGAAGTCGGTCATCCGCTCGGACTGGCGGAACTTGAGGTCGAGCGTGGTGATTGCCATCAGACGAGGACCATGCGGATGGTGGGGATGAGGTAGTCGCCGGCGTCGACCGGCTGCTGGTCGAGCACGTCCTCGCCCTCGACGGCCGGGCCGTCGGTGCGTCGGAACATCGCCTCGAACTCACGGCCGTCGTGCAGGACGACGGTGTAGGTCGCGTCCGGGACCTGGGAGAGTGCACGCAGCGCATTCAGCTCGGCGCGGCTGACGGCGCCGATGACGCGGTTGCCCTCGCGGCGGCCCTGCAACGTCAGGCGGCGCCCGGCCTGCTGCGCCGAGGCCTGGATCACCAGCGCGCCGGTGATCGACACGCTCTCGACCTGACCGACCAGGTCGCTGCCGCGGCCGAACTCGTCGACCCACACGGGCAGGCTCGCGCCGTCGAGCACGACCGAACCGATGGTGATGCTCATCGACCAATGCTCCCGCCGAAGCCGCTGTTGCGACCGGCCCGGGTGAGTTGCTCGATCACCTGCCGGAGGGTGTCTGCGTCCTGAGGCGACCGGACACCGAGCTGGAAGGGCGGAAGCCCGGCGATGTTGATGGTGACGTTCGATCCGCCGCTGGCCGCTGGCGCAAGGCCACCGCCCTGACCGCCCGCGCCGGCAGGGCCGGGGGACGAGGACGCGCTGCCGCCGGTGTTGCTGCCAGACTGGCGCCGCTTATCGTCGGCGGCGCGGCGATCAGCTTCCTTCCGTTCCTGCTCCTCCGCGCGGATCTCAGCCAGGCGCGCCTCGTGCTCCTGGCGCGCGAGCCGGCGGGCTTCCTCGGCCTGGGCGCGCGCGGAGGCGCCGCCCTGCTCCTCCAGCTCCTTGATCCGCTTCAACTGGTTCTGGAACTCGATCTTGGCCAGCGCCTCCTGGTCGTTCGCACGCTGCAGGGCATTCCGCCGGAACTCGTCGCTGAGCGCCTCCAGGCTGGCCTTGGCGCTCTTGCTGGCGTCGTCGATCCGGCGCAACTCGCCGGCGGCGCTGGACAGCGCCGACCGGAGCCGGGAGAGGTCCTCCTCGCCCATGAGCTTGAACGTCTGCTCCACGCGCGCGGCAGCGCGCTCGAGCCCTTCGGCCGTGCGCCCGGTCTCCAGCATCGAGCGGATCCGGGCCTCGGTCAGATTCTCGTAGCCCCTGATCTGGGTCTCGATCAGGATCTTTTCCTGCTCGACCTGCTGCCTGGTGAACTCCTGTGCCTGGCGCAGCGCGCGGAAGAAGTCGTCCACGCTGCCGGTGAGGGTCTTGAAGCGCTGGGCGGCCGTGGCGTCGAAGAGCTGTGTTGCCCCCTCTGACAGCTGCTCGAACTCGCTGCGGACCGCCTTGTAGATGTCGGCCAGGCTCAGGCCGGCCTGGCCCGCGCGATCGGCCGCGCCCGCCATCTGGCCGGCCGCATCGGCACCCTGCTTCATGCCCTGGGAGATCTGCTGGCCAGCGCCCTGACCCTGCTGGCCGGCGCCGCGCAGGCGGTTGCGGACCTCGTCGATCTGGCCGTTGAGCGCCCGGATGAACGCGTCGAGCTGCTGAAGCTCCTCGCGGAGCGCGCCGATGTTGTCGCTCTGCTGCGCGATCGCGCCGTTCAATTGACGCGCCAGGACCTCGGCGGTCGCCGCGGCGGCGCCGCGGGTCGCCTCCAGGGCACCGAGCTGCTGCTGTAGGGCCTCGCGGGCCGACTCGCCGGCGCCGCGCTGCGCCTCGCTGAGGGCGAGGATCGACTGCTTCGCCGCCAGGTTGGCCTCGACCTGCGCCCGGGCGGCGTCGGTGCTGTTCTGCACCGCGGTGCGCGCCGCCTGGGCGTAGCGCTGGAATGCCGCGCGCGCGTCGTCCCAGGAAGCCTCGCCGCGACGGGCGGCGTTCTCGATGACCTCGAAGTTCTCACGGGCCCGGTCGGCAGCCTCATCGAGCGACTGCCGGGTCTTGATGCCCAGCTCCTCGTAGGCGTCGCTGAGCCGTCGGGCCTTCGCCTCTTGCTGCTCCAGCTCGCGCGCGACGTCGGCAGCCGCCTGGCGCTGCTGGCGCAGCATGGAGAGGTTCGCTTGCAGGGCAGTCGTGCCGGCTTCCAATGCGCGGACCGAGTCCTCCTGTGCTGCCACTGCGCTCTGGAGCTCGGTCAGGCGCGCCTTCTCTGCGCGGGTCAGGTCGCGCGTCGTGGTGAGCGCGCCCAGCCGGGTCTCCTCGGCCAGCAGCTCGGCTCGATTCAGTTCCAGCAGCGCGTCGGCCTCGGCCAGTGCCGCCTCCGCGTGCTGCAGCGCTGCCTCTCCTGCCTCGATGCTGCGCTCTGCGTTGGCGGTGTTGATCTTCTCGAGGTCCGCCAGGGCGCGGTTCACGTCATCGAGTGCGGTGGCCGCTTCCTCGGCGGGCTGCTTGATCCCCAGGAGGCGCTGCACCAGGCTGTTGAGCCCGCTCAAGCCCTGCCCGACGAACCCGGCCATGCGGCCAACGGCCGAGGCCACCTCGCCAATGGCCTCAGCCAGGAAACTGTTCCGGATCCGGTCGACGACACCCACCACGGTGGTGGCCAGGCTGAGGAACGCGTCCGCGGCAGTGCGGAGGAACCCAACGGTCGAAGTGATGGCGGCACCGATGCTCTCGGCCCATCGAGTCAGGTCGCCGCGGGCGGACAGCTCCTCGATTCGGTCCCGGACGTCGCGGATTACCTGCTTGACGGATTCGAGCGCACCGGCATCGGCGATCTTGTCGTAGGCCTCGACCACGACGTCCTTGAGCTTCGTCCATAGCGCCGAAAGGGTGTTCGCCCCTTGCTTCGCTGCCCCCTCGTTCGCCTCGGCCATGGCCCCGATCAGGTCCCGGACGGCGTTGGCGCCCAGCTTCCCCTCGGCGGCCAGCTGGCGCACCTGCGCCACGTTCTTGCCGGTGGCCTGCGCCAGCAGCTCGTAGACCGGCACGCCGGCCTCGACCAGCTGGTTGATCTCCTGCGCCTGGAGCTTCTGCTTCGCCCAGGCCTGGCCCAGCGCCAGGCTGATCCGGCGCAGCGTCTCCTGCTCGCCGCCGAGGGCGGCGGTCTGGTTCAGGACGGCCTCGAGGCTGCCGTCGAGCGGGTCGAGGCCCAGGGTCTTGAGCCGGATGCCGGCCTGGACGACCTCCTCCAGCGAGTTCGGGACGTCCCGGGCGATCTCCCGGAAGCGGCCGAGCGCGGCCTGGCCGGCCTCGAAGCCGCCGAACACCACGCCGAGCTGCTGGCCCAGGCGATCGAACCGGTCGCCCGTGGTCAGGATGTCGACCAGGGTGTCCTTGAGCTTGCGCAGCGTCAGGAACCCGGCCGCGCCGGCGATCAGGCGGCGGATCGTGCTTTGGAGGCGGTCGACCGGGCCTGTGGCCTCGCCGGCGGACTGGCCGACGCCGCGGTTCTCGCGGGCGAGTTTCTCCTGCTCCTTCGCGGCGCGCTCGGCGGCCTTGGCCAGCGCCTCTTCGTCCTTCGTCAGCTTGTCGAGGGCGGCGTTGTACTCCTCGACCGAGATCGCGCCGGAGGCACGCAGCCGGTCGAGCCGCTCTTCCTGGTCGGCCAGTTCCTCGGCGCTGCCGGCGCCGCGCTGCAGGATCTCCTCGTAGTCCTGCAGGTCCTGCAGGGTGGCGCGCGCGGAGGCGCCCAGCCGGTCCTGTGAGGCGGCGGCGCGCTCGACGGTCTCGGCGGTGGTCTGGACGGCCTCGGCCGCCTCGCGCTCGACCTGGACGCCGCGGCGACGCTCCTCGACCGCACGGCGCTCGGCGTCGACCCGCTCAAGCGAAGCCGCCACCATGTCCCGGATGCGGTCGGCGCTCTCCTGGGCGGTCTCGGCGAACTCGCCTTCCGCCCGGGCGGATTCGAGCGCGGCCTGGCCGACGTCGCCGAGCTGGGCGGCGAGGTTCGTGCTGCGCTGGGCAAGCTCGGCCTGGGCGGTCGCGAGGTCCTTGGTGCTCAGCCCGGCCTGCTCGATGCGCTCGGCCAGCGGCGCCAGGCGCTGCTGCAGGCGGTTCTGCGCCTCGGCGGCCCGCTCGTAGTCGGTACCGGCCTCCTTTAGCGTCCGGCCGCTCTGCTTCCAGGCGGCCTCCGCTGCAGCGACCTCGCGGGAGGCGGCGCGCACCGCCTCGCCGAGCTGCTTCTCGGTCTGGACGGAGCGCTCACCGCTCGCGGCATAGTCGGCCTGGGCGGCCTTGGCGCGCTCCAGGGCCTGGCGGCGCTCGTCCACTGCCTGGGCGGCGGCGGCCTCCTGCTGGGTGGCCAGGCGCAGGCGCAGGCCGGCGCGGTCGACCGCGGAAGCCAGGTCCTCCTGGGCAGCGGCCAGGCGCTCGTAGTCGGCGGCGGCGCCGCGGAGCTCTTCGGTGCGGGACAGTTCGTCGAACAGGACCGACAGCCGGTCGCGCAACTGCGCCCCGACATCGCCGAGGCCCTCCAGGGTTTCGGCGAGCTTGCGGACATCCTCCTCGCCCGCCGTCTGGAGGGCGATGCGAAGGACTTCCTCGAAGGATCGGGCCATGCGCTACTCGGTCACAGCGCCAACTGGCGCTCGATCTCGCGGGAGAGGACGTTGCGGCCGAAGCTCAGGAGTTCGTCGACCACGTCGTCGCGACGGTGCGCAGCCAGGCGGCCGGGGCCGGCGGGCTGCAGGGTGCGGCGCAGGGACGGGCCCTTGCGCGCGACCACGGGGAGGCGATGCACCAGGCCGCTGGGCCCGCTGGACATGCCGGCGCGGGCCGGGATGCGCTGCCATACGCCCTTGCCGGGGCGGACGAAGGCATGCGGCAGGCGCTTGGCCGGGGAGTCCAGCCAGGTGGTGACGGTGACGCCGCTGGTCTTGCTGACCTTCGGGCGGAAGGCCTGCAGGGGAAGCCGGGTGTTGCTGGCGGTCACGGCCACGTAGTCAAGACCGCCGGCGCTTCCCTGGTCGACGCGGATGTACGGGCTGATGGTGCGGGCTGGCAGGTTCAACTGCTTCTCGGCGACCTGCCGGGCCGTCTCGGCGCGCAGGCTGCGGACGAGGGTGGCGCGCGTGCGCTGGACCGCCTGCTTGACCTTTCGGTCGGGCACGCCCCGGATCTGGGCGGCCGCCCGGCGAAGGCCGGAGACGTCGATCACCACGCGGGCGCCCTTGGCCATGACGGGGGTCCAGAAAGGCCCGGCCGAAGCCGGGCAAGGTCCTGTGGTCGCAGGTCACTCCGGGACGACTGGCGCAGGCGAGATGAGGCCCTGCTTGCGCAGCCATTCCAGGGTTTCGGGGCGCGCGTCCGGGAGCGGCGCGCCGGCGGGCAGTAGCTCGCCGCGGTGGTAGTGCTCCCGGAGCAGGCGAACCTCGCCGCCAGGCGGCGGCGAGGGTGGCTGCCGCCGGGCCATCAGGCCGCCCGGGGCTTGTTGATGGAGATCAGCGGCAGGCCGGGCAGCTTGATCGGCGAGCCCGCCATCTCGAAGCTGGTGAACTCCTGGCCGATCAGCGGCAGGCCGCCAGACGCCGCCAGCACCGCGCGGGGCACCACGATGTGGATCGGCTCGTTCGTGGCCAGGTTGCGGCCCTCGCCGTCGATCCGCACGCTGATGCTGGGCACGGTGCCGCCGACGATGGTGTCGCCGGTGAGCGCCGCGGCGGTGTAGCTCACATCGACGTTGCCGGTCGCGATCGCGCCGGACTGCGTGGGCAGGATCAGGCCGCCGATCAGGTCGACGATGTAGTCGGTGCCCAGCACATACGCCGTACCACCCCCGGCCGGCTGGACCACCAGCGAGCTGATCTGCCGGTGCGGCAGCTTCGTCCACAGGCCCTTCGTGACCGCGGTGGTGGCCTCGGTCACGGTGGCGCCGGACTGCGTGTAGCCGGTCACCTCGCCCGAGAAGGCCCAGGCCATGACCTGGCTGTCGCCGGTCTCGTCGGTGCCCATGGTGATGGTGGCCGGGTTCGGCCGGACGACCTCGTCCAGGACGTTGCCGAAGGAGTCGCGCAGGTTGCTGGTGCGCTGGATGCGCTCCGGCTCCGGCTGCTCGAAGGTGAAGTTGACCGGGTTGATCAGGCCGATGTAGCCACCGCCCGTCAGCTGCCCGGCCGCGTCGACGTAGGCGATGCGCACGTCGAGACTGCAGATGAGACCTGCCATGTCGTGTTCCTCTCAATGAAAAAGCCCCGCGGGTGCGGGGCTGGTGGATGGCCGGGACGGCCGGATCAGGGGGCGATGTAGACGACCTGGGCGCTGAGGTTGAGCACGGCGACGTCGCCGCCGGCCTCCCATTCGCCCATTTCCCAGGTCTCGGGGGTGACGTCGATGATGCGCGCCGGCGTCGGCTTGATGCACTTCGCCAGAGCGCGCTCGAGGTCGGCGAGCATGTCCAGGACGGCGCCCTGGGCGTCGTCGCGGGAACAGGTCATGGCCGCGGCGAGCTCGATGCGGGCCCGGCGCGCCTTGGGCCCGAGGGCCGTGCGGGTGATCGGGGCGGCCTCGCCCGCGAGGCTGAGCTGGCCGCTTCGAACGGCGATCGATATGCCGGGCAGGTGGTCCTGCTCTCGAAGGTCGATGCCAACCAGGACGTGCTCGCCGATGTCGGTGAGCCAGTCGTTCTCCTTGGTGATCTGGCCCAGGTGCGCGGCCAGGTCCGTCAGGAAGCCCTTCAGGCCGCTCATGCCTTGCCCACCACCCAGACGGTGCTGGCCTCGTCCTGCGACTGCAGCTCCTCCAGCCGGAGGGACTCGCCGCTGGCCAGGTCGATGCGCGCGTGACGCGCCGGTGCCGGCACGTCGGCGCGGAGGATCTCCACCGTGGTGGTGTCGAACACCACCTGGCCGACGTCGCCGGTGCGGCCGGCGGCGCGTTCGACGTAGACCCCGCAGGGGATGCCGGGGCCAGACGCCGGGCGGTACACCGCCTCGTCGGCCAGCCCATGCCGCCGAAAGCGGGCATGGGCCAGCGCCTCGAAGCGGGCCAGGAAGCTGTTGGTCATGCGGATGCGCCGGCCCCGGTCGCCCGGGGCCGGCCTCGGCTCAGACCTTGCCGCGCAGCAGCATTTGCGGGCGGGTGCAGATGTGCAGCGGGTAGCTGTACACCTCGACGTCCACAAACATGTTGCGGTCGCGGTCCGGGACGATCACCGCGTACATGTCGCGGCCCAGCTGGTTGACCCACTCGAACGACTCGCCGGGCGACTGCGCCACTTCGAACACGCCGGGGGCGCCGACGGGGAAGAAGCGGGCGCTGTTCGGCGAGACGCCCACCGCACCGTCGTCGGTGCCGCGGTAGTTCACCCAGCGGATTCCGCCGAACTCGAACTGGCCGAAAGCGAGGTTTCCACGCAGTTCCGCCGCTGCCTGCCAGTTCAGGTAGGTCTGCTTGACGTCCGGATGATTGGTGAGGGCGTCATAGAAGTTGTCGCCCGCAAGGGCATACACCTGGGTGGTCGGCAGGAACGCGCCCTCGGACAGCTTGGCCATTTGCCGAGTGATCTGGTGGCACTTGGTCCGGATGTCGGTGTCCTTACTGGCGAGGGCCCAGGACGACTCGGTCGGCGCGTTGATGCCGAACTCGCTGAACCAGTTGCGGATCGTGCTGCCGTCGGCATCCAGGACGACACCCGAGACCGCGCCGAGGCGCATGTTCTCGTGGGTCAGCTCGACGTCGCGCCGGACCTTGATCATGCGGCGCATGACCTCGGCCTGCACCTGCTGCAGCTCCGACTCCGAACCGAACTGGCGGATGTTCTGGATCTCGGAGGCGTTGATGCGGTCACCCTTGGCAACGCGAACGGTCCGGAAATCCCGGATGTCGCGCAGATCCTTGGTCGCTTGGGGGAGCGGCGCGCCACGCTGGCTGGTCTGCACCAGGGCCAGCGTGTTGCCACGGCGCTCGACCGCAACGGTCTCGGTCCGAACCGGGCGCGGCTCGAAGATGTTGAGGGAACCCAGCCACGACGGCTGGAACGGAACACGCTCGAGGGCGGTGGTGAGCTCGATCGAGCTGAACGCGTCGCCCGTGAAAACGTCCATGGTGGCCATGGTTGGATCCTTTCAGCGATGGCCACGCGACGCGCAGCCGTGAACGAAAAGCCCCGCCAGAAGGCGGGGCCCGGGATGCCCTGTCGGGCGACTTCGGTTGCCGGCGTTACTCGGCTGCGGTGACGACGATCGGGCCGCTGACGGCGGCAGTGAGGCCGGACGCCGTGGCGGTGATGGTGTAGGTGTCGTCTGCGCTGAACGTGATGCCGGCGAAGGTGACGATGCCGTTGACCGCGGTCTGCGGCGTGCCGCCGGTGACGGTCAGGGTGCCGGAGCCGGTGACCTTGGCCAGCGCGACGGAGGTCGCGTTGTCGCCGGTCATCAGCATGCCCTCGGCGTTCTCGACGCGGACCACGACCTGGCCGATGTTGGTCGCCTCCTCGCCACCGGCCGGCACGGTCTGGAAGACCAGGCGGGTCGGCGACACGGTGGCCAGCGGCGCGTCGGCGGGCAGCAGGGCGATGTTCTTGGCCTCCAGGGCCGCGATCGCCGCATTGAGGTCGTTCTCGCTGATGCCCGGGGGCCAGACCAGCTCGGCCCGGTTGACCGCGGCGAGGCGATGGACGACCAGGCACGGCTTCGCGCCGCCGCTGGCGTCGACCGGGGCAAACAGGATGGCGGCCGCAATCTGCGCGCCGGTATCGGCACCAGGCAGCAGCGGCACGTAGTTGCCGCCGCTGGTGAGCTGGCCGAGAACGGTGCCCGCCTGGCAGTTGCCGCTGCCGAGCGTGCCGGCCTTGCGGCTGATGTTGGTGTCGGGCTCGCTGACCAGGAAGGCGCCAGCGTGCGGGGTTTCCGTCTTGACGGTCATGTCACTTACCTCCGAACTTCGCGATGGTGGTGGCCCACTGACCGGAGGCCTCGGTGCCCGAGGACCGGGCGGGGATGGTGGTCTGCAGCTCCGGCGCGCCGGCCGACTTCGCCTCCATCAGCTCGCGGCGCGCGGCCTCGATGCTGGTGTGCTTGACGATGTAGTCGTGGGCCAGGCTGCGGTCGCCGGCGGCGACGCACAGGTCGACGACGGCGCGGGCGTGGGCGATCCGCTCCTCCACCGACTCGGCCCGGAGGTCGGTCTTGGGGTCGAGCAGGGCCGCCGCCAGGTCGCCGGGCAGGCCGGCCGCCGCCACTGCCACTGCGGCGGCGCCGCGGCTGGCGCGGGCGGCCTCCTCGGCCTGGACACGCTGCGCCTCGGCGGCGGCCGCCTCGCGGGCGGCACGCTGCTCGTCGGACTCGACCAGGCTGGCCAGGGCTTCGCGGAAGCTTCCCAGGCGGTCGGCCATGCCGGCGTCGATGGCCTTCTGGCCGTGGTAGGTCAGGGCCTGGGTGGCGCGGACGGCCTCCGGCTCCATGTCGCGGTAGCGGGCCACGGCCGCCACGAACATGCCGTAGAGGTCGTCGATCACCGCCTGTTCCCTGGCCATGGCCTGCTCGCTGAGCGGCGCATGCGGGCTGAAGTCGACCTTGCGGTCGCCGGCGAAGATCGGCGTCACCTTGACGCCCAGCTTCGCGTCGTAGCCCGACTGGTCGAAGTGGAAGGCCACCACGCCGACCGAGCCGACGCCGCCGGTGCGGCTGACCCACAGCTCGTCGCAGGCGGCGGCGAGCGCGTAGCAGGCGCTGTAGGCGTAGTCGTCGGCCACCGCGATGATCGGCTTCCGGCCTCGGCTGGCGAAGACGTGGTCCGACAGATCGAAGCACCCGGAGACCATGCCGCCGGGGCTTCGCATCCGGAAGACGATGGCGCTGACGCTGTCGTCGGCCAGGCTGGCATCGAAGGCCTGCCGGATCTCCTCGTAGCTGACCGGGCCCGGGTCGCACAGGCCAGGCTGGGGACGGTCGACCAGCGCGCCGGTGATGTTGAGCACGGCGACGCGCTGCGCGGCCGGCTTCTGGCCGGTGGGCTCTGCCATCACCGGATCCGGCGCGTCGACGCTGCCGGCGAGGTAGGCGCCGATCAGGCGCTCGCCCATCCCCGGCTCCACCATCAGCGGCTGGCCGATGGCCTGGGCGCTCAGGGCCGCGAGCACGGCGCTGGACGAGGTGTTGCGCCGGAGCATGCGCCCCAGGATGTTCAGGGGGTTTGCCATGTCAGCTGCCCTTGTCGTTGGTGGGAGTGGCGTCGCTGGTGGGCGCCGCCTTGTCCTGCGCGCCCTCGCCGCGCTTGCGGCGGCCGTCGCTGTCGTAGACCAGGCCCAGGCGGTCGGCCCGGGCGTTGTCCTCGGCCTGCTCGGCGTCGATCTCCTCGACGTCGTCGCCGTTGCTCATGACCACGTCGCCGCGGCTGGTGAGGCCGGAGCGGATCGCCTTGATGTCGGCGTCCACGTCCTGCACCGGGTGGCTGTACGGCCAGCCCTGCGGCACCCAGAGCGTGTCGGTGAGTTCGGCGCGCCGCTCGGCGTAGCCGGGCAGCTGGATCGCCCCGGACAGCACGGCCTGGTCGAGCCAGGCGGCGCGGACCCGGGTGCAGAACATCGGGATCATGTAGAGCCACTGGTCCATCTCGATGGCCCGGCGGAACTCGTTCAGGATCAGCCGAAGCGATCGGTCGCTGACGTCGCGCAGGTCGCCGGTGAGCACCTCGTAGGGGACGCCGTGCCGCGCTGCGATCGCCATCAGGTGGCCGCGCACGAACTCGGCGTAGGTGTCGCCCGGCCCCGGCGGGTTCGAGAACTTCGGTTCGACGCCGGGCGGCAGCTCCTGCATGGTGCCCGGCTCCATGCCGGCCAGGGGCGTGCCGTCCTCGTCCTCCTCGGTGACCATGCCCGCGGTGACGCCGGCGTCGTCGCTGGCCTCCGACTTGCTCACGTACCAGCCGGTGAACAGGTTGGCGATGTTCTGCCGCTCGAGGACCTTGTCGTCGAGGCGGTCGAGCTGGAACATCCGCACAAGCACCGCGGCGGCATCGGGCACGCCGCGGATCTGCCCGGCGCGCAGCGGCCGGTAGAGGTGGATCACCTCCTCGGCCGGGATGCGCACCAGCTCGGCGGCGTTGACGATGCCGGTGTAGATCTCGCCCGGGTGGGCGCGGTACATCCAGTAGGCGGTGCGCCGGCCGATGCGGTCGAACTCGACGCCGGCGCGGATCTGGTTGCCGTTCGGCGCCTGGGCGTAGTGGTCGTGCGGGCACTGCTCGGCTTCGATGAGCTGGACCTGCACCGGCACGCGCAGCCCGTCGGACTGGCGGCGGTAGCGGATCCGGGCGAACACCTCGCCGGCCTCGCGCCACTCCCGCCAGGCCAGTGCCTGCAGGCCGTACAGGTCCAGCACGCCGTCCGCGTCCAGCTCGCCCAGCGACTGGCGCCACAGCGCCTTGAGGTCAGCGCGCTCGGCGTCCGTGCCGCCCAGTGGCTTGGCCTGGATGCCGACGCCGATGCCGTTGGCGACGCTCTTGTCGAGCGCGGCGCCGGCCCAGGGATCGTTGCGGGCGGCAGAGCGCGCCCGCGATCGCACGATGCCCAGGCCGCTGAGGCTCGCATTCGGCCCGCTGTTCGGCGTCCGCCAGATGCGCAGGCGGCGTCCCTGGCCGGCGGCCGTGTACGGCAGGGCCTCGCCGGCCGGCACGCGGAAGCCGTCGCTCATCAGGTCAGCCCCGTGCCCTTCTCGTAGATCCGGATGGTCCGGCGCCGGCGGTTGCCGGACGCACGCTCGATGTCGCGCTTCAGGTCGGCGATCGCCGCCCGCAGGTGCTCGCCGGACTGGAACTGCAGACGGCGGCCGTCCTTCTGCTGGATCAGCAGGCCGCTGTCGCGCAGGTCCTCGAGGTCGCGGAGCTTCTCGCGAAGCCTGGCCAGTTCGATCGGGTCGCTCATCGGCTCATGTAGCTGCTGGCGACCCGGCGCAGCTTTCGCCGCGGCGCGGGCCTGGGGATCGCGGGCGCTGCACCGGCGGGGTCGTCCCCGGCGAGCAGCTCGGTGTTCGTGGGCCAGTCCTCGGCCCAGCCCGGCGGCCGGGTCCAGTCGATCCGGTCCGCCTTCATCAGGATCGCGGCGACGCGGTTGTAGACCGACAGGTCCCAGGCCTCGTTGCGCACGCCCTTCGGGCACTCCCAGCGCTTCGCCCCGCGGGTCTCCGCGGTCAGCTCGGCGAACCAGCTGCCGGGCAGCCAGTCCGGGAAGTGCACGTAGCCCGGGCCGTGGTCAGGCCGCGACAGGTTCGCCGCCAGGCCGTCCTTGAGCAAGGTCGCGTTGAGCAGCACCAGCGGCACGTCGCCCTGGCTGCCGGAGTTGCGGTCCTTGCGCTTCGTGGTGTCCGGGTAGACCGTCCTGATCAGCGGCTTGCTGGGGTCGACGTCGGTGCCCTTCACCAGGCGCACCCGGTGATGCAACCCGCGCGACCGCAGCGTCCGCCAGAAGGCGTAGGCGTTCTGGGTCACGCCGTCCTCACCGCCCGAGTCGATGGTGACGAACAGCACCGGCATGGTGCGCCGGGAGCCGTCCGCCAGCTCGTACCGGCGGGTGATCACCTTGTCGATCAGGACGTCCCAGTCCTCGAGGTAGGCCGCCGGGTTGAGCGGCAGGACCTCGCCGGACTCGTCCGGCCGCACACTGCTGCGCAGGCTGTACCGGTCGACGTACCAGCGCTCCAGCCCGACGCCCCAGCCCTCGACCTGCACCACGAACCGGCCGGCCTGGATGTCCACCGCGGCGGTCAGGAAGCGCACGCCGGCAGGAACCAAGCCCTTCTCCCATCGTTCCGCCCGGGCCTGCAGCTCGGCCGGACCGCGCTCGCCGCGGCTCACCGAAAGCGGCAGGTAGGCCCGGCCCTGGTCCAGGTTGACCGTCGACTTGATCTCGGTGTCGTCGCCGGTGCGCCGGTACTCCAGGATGGCCGTGGCGTACTTCTCGAGCACCTTGCGCCAGCTGCCGTAGGCGGCCGCGATCGAGGAAAGCTGGAAGCTGGCCACGTCGGTCTGACGCGGCTCGCCTTCGATCTCACGATCGCCGCTGACCGTGCACCCGTCCGGCACCCAGATGCCGTCGTTGTTCAACTGGCGCTTATGGCGCTCCTGCACCTGGGTGCCGCAGTGCTTGCAGGCCAGCACAGCCATGTCGCCGGCCCACTGCGCCGGGTCGGCGCCCTCCATCTGCTCGACCAGCTCCACCAGGGGGGGTAGGTCGAACATCTGGTGGATGTCCGGATGCAGGGCCATCCACTCCCCGCAGCTCAGGCAACGCCAGTAGTACCAGCAGCGCGTCCCGATGTTGTAGAGCATCGTCGCGCCGCTGGCCGGCGGCGCCATGTGCGGCCACTCGGGCGGCGCACGCCACTTCGCGTCGGTGTAGACCCGCCTGATCGAGGTCTCGACCAAGGTCTTGCCGGCGCTCATGTACGTCTCGGCGCGCTTGCTGCCCAGGGCGTAGAGGCTGCCCTCGCCTTCGATGTCGTCCGCGCTGGCGTCGTACTCGGTGATGGCGACGTAGCGGAAGTCGCGGCCGGACAGCTGCGCGCCGGAAGGCCAGCCCAGGGCCAGCACCATGCCGTTGGCGAACACCTTGTCGTAGGTGTTGTCGTCCTGCCGCCTCGGCGACAGCCGCGCCCGAACCTCCGGCGATGCCTCGATGGCGCGCTTGATGCGCACCTTGCTGTAGTACCTGGCGAGGTCCTGGCTCGCCTGCACCACCAGCATGTCGCCCGGCGCGTAGCGCACGTTCCGGGCGATCCATCCGTCGATCAGCGTGACCGTCTTGCCGGTGCGCGCCGGTCCGATGAACACCACCGTCCGGTACCGGCGCGAGTCCAGCATGTTCGCCGGCTCGGCCATGTAGGGCGTCAGGCCCGGGTCGTAGGGCCCGGTCGCGGTGACCAGCGTCCTGGCGATGCCCTCGCTGACGGTGATGCGCTCCGGCGGCCGCAGGCTTTCGGCGACGCCGCGCCGGATCTCAGCCGCGCTGGCGTACACCGTCTTCCTCGTCGTCGACCTCGGCCTCCATCACCCGGTCGCACAGCTCGACCCGCAGGCGATGCACTTCGCCCTGCAGGTACTCGACCACCTCGGGCGTCACCCGCAAGTCACGCTCGACCCGGTCTGGGAGCGTCTCCAGTGCCCGCACCACGGTCTTCGCCATCTCGGCCATCTCGGCCTCGACCTCGGCCGCCGGGATCAGCCGGCCGCTGTCTGCCTCGGCCTTGAGGCGCTCGTTCTCCGACTGGTACCAGGCGCGGCGCTCGGTCGGCGGCAGCCGGGAAGGGTCGAAACCCTCACCCAAGCCACCGGGCAGCTCGCCCTGCACCACCGGCACCAGATCGCGCATCCGGTAGACCGGATACCCGCCCCGCCGGCCGTCCGGCCGAATGCCCAGCTGCTCGATCCGTCGGGCCACCGTGTTGCGGCTCATACCGAACTCGGCGGCCACCTGGCTGATGCTCAGCCGCAGTGCAGACCGGAACTCCGTCACGTCTCCCATGGCGCACCCGGCGCACCGCCCCGGGCCGCGCCACTATTGAAAAAGCCCATGGGTGCTGCTGCTCCCTATAGGCCCGAAAAACTGGCGAACACCGCGAC